TAATGTTATATAATGTTATTTAGTGTTTGTTAATGTTTGTTGTGACAAACTTTATTAATGTTATATAATGTTATTTAGTGTTTGTTAATGTTTGTTGTGACAAACTTTATTAATGTTATATAATGTTTATTTTTACCCACTATCAACTATCAACTATCAACTAATATGCATGTTTAACGTCAATTAAGCCGTCAATTAAGTCGTTACATCACCTTGCCTATAGTCTTTATAAGGTTTATCTTTATAGTCTTGTATCTCGTTATTTTTTGTTTAAAATCCTATGTTTTTTTGTGTTTTTTTATGTTTAAAATCCTATGTTTTTTTGTGTTTTTTTGTTTTTTTCAAAAAAAAATGATTATTTATTAAAAAATATTCTTAATAAATTCAATTAGTTGTAAAATAAATGATTAAATTATGTTTTTTTGTGTTTTTTTGTGTTGACACGAGTAAAATATATCTATATAACGATAGATAGTTTTATTGTTCTTTTACATTTTGTTCAACCTTTTTTCCCCTGCCTTGCTTGTGGGCATGGCGCTTTTAAGCCAGCCTTATGCAGTTTATATATAAGGCAGTCAGGGTAAAAAAGGTTGAACAAAAACGGCATTGATCACCTTTAGACTGTATAGAGTAGGATGCCAGGGTAGGTGTCTGAAACATAAAAAGGGATCATAGTAGCAGGCTGATATATAAGCTTGAAAAGCGTAAAAGCGTTCTATGCATTTTTTTGCCGTGTTCTTTTACAATTTAATTTTTATCTGATTTTATTTTTGACTTAAATAAAATCTCACAAGTGCAGTCTTTCAGCGAAAAATAATTGAGATACGGCAGTTTAAATTTGACATGCGCCACGACCGGATAACAACACATCTAAAAAATCCGTAAAGCCTTGTTTCCTGTTTTAAGGCATGAGTTAAGTAGACTGAAAAATATTGTGAGTAATAAAATAAGGCACAAATAAAAGGAAAGGTAAAAACTCAAATCCTCTCAGCAGCAGGATGAGCTGCAGGAACTATTAGCAAGTTCTGAGGGGTCACAAGAATACTCTAAACCAAAATCAGACAAATTTTTTTTGTCGCAGGATTAAGGGCCAACTAAATTCTTGTTAGCGAACAATTTAGGCAAATATTACTGAGTAGTCGCCAGTAATATTTTAAGGAAATTATTTTTTGATCCTGCTATTTTTCGGGCTTTACCAGTCTGAAAAATAGCAGTAATGAGAAAATAATTTTTATTAATAAACACTTAATAAAAATTAAGAATGAATAATGCCAAAAACCCAAAAGGAGAATGAAACCATGGCGAAAATTAAGAATGTAGCAACAAAGAAAACAACCGATCATGTAGTTATTATCAATGGTGAAGAAAAAACCATTACAACCGAATGCAAGACGTTTGGTTCCCCTGTAATTGGGGAAGATGATAATCTGGTAGGAAATTGTACCAAATGCAATGACTCTATTGCATGCATGGCGCAATTGGAAAATTCAAAGGAAGTAATAGATGCCAACAAAGTGTTGTTGGCGGAAGAAACTGCCAAAAAGGCAGAGGCTGAGATGGAAGCAATGGAGAAAAAAATGGTGGAGATGCAGGCCGCCATGGAACAGGCTAAAGCCAATAAGGCTGCCGCTTTATTAATCGTAAATCAGAAAAAAATTAGAGACCTTGAGGAAGAACTGCGTATTGCAATGATACCTGTAAATGCAATAAAAGAGAAATTAAGCGCACTTGATCCGAAAAGAAGAAATAAGCCAGCAAAACGAACCGTACGATCAAAAAAATCCAAACCATATCACGAAATACTTGATATGGTAAAGGATGGAGTTGATAAACAAAAGGCAATCCTTGCCATGGTTGATATGGGGTTCAAGGTTACTGTTAGCAGTGTTTTTTGTGATCGTGTTTATTGGTTGCATGGAATAGCAACCGGACAAAATGTCAAGGACTCGAATGCAAAAAGAATACTTGATTATGAGTTGCATGGGATTGGAGCAATCCCTGACGGACTTGATCCGTCAACCGTTTCAGCGTATGTAAATTTTGCTCAAGAGTATAAGGCTTGGGCAAATAAATAACTAACTTAACAAGGGATTTATTCTGATTAATTTTGGAATAAATCCCTGATTAAGATAGTTATTAAATTTTTTTTATAATTGGAGTATTAGAGTGGACTTTCTATTAGATAGTCAAGTAACAAGTTGCCTATCTGGCTTGATTTTAATCTGTTTTAAGGCTCATATGGAAAAAATTGATATCTATGTATCAATAAAACATATACGAGTCTTAAAATGTCAAAATTGCTTGTTAAAACTGAAACCTTAAAAGGAGAACTGCCATGAAACCAGAAAAAAAAGCCATCATAGAAAAAATTGCAAAAATCCTGATCCAGGCAAGGGATCAGGAAGGAACCCCAGAAGGGGATACGTTTAAAAGGCATGCCGGAATCCTGATGGCAAAATACAGGATTCAGGAAACGGAGGTGGATCTGGAAACGTCCAGTTTCATCCTGGACAAATTCAAATTCCTGAATGACGGACCGGATATCCCACAATGGGTGGGACAAATCGTGGGAATCTTTTGCAATACTTTTGACTGCAAGGCAGTTAGAAGGAATACCCACAAAGGATTTGAAATTACCGGAAAGGAATACGATATCATAGGAACTTTCTCGGACGTGGAAACGTCCATGTATTTCATTGAGGTGGTTTGTCACCATATCGAAAAGGAATGCTGGGTGACGTGGCCGAAAAGCCGAAACCACGGCAAAAGGGAGGAATTGGGGAACACCGCCATGCTCGTTATACAGGAACGAGCAAAGGAATTAAAAACTCAAATGGATCAAACGATCCATGAAAGTGAAGGATGTTCCGCCCTGGTAGTTCAAAAGGGGAAAGAGATCTCGGAAGCAATGAAGGAATTGTTCCCGAACCTATCCTATACAAGAGAAAAGAGACTAAAACTTCCCTCTGACGCAAAAACAAGGGATGCCGGAAGGCGGGCCGGAAAAACGGCTCCCTTGAATTTCGCAATAGAAGGAATGTAAATTCTTACCAGAGGAAGTAATCTGGACAATCTGGATTACTTCCTCGAATAGGAATTTAAATAAAAATGGCAATAATGCCGAAAACCTTAAAAAGGAGAACTACCATGTTACTGAATACTTTTAGTCCACGGATGATACAAAAAGGATGCACATTTGTCGGGAAAGAAATTTCTTTCCAACAACTTAAGAAGGAAGTAACTGATCCTTGGTATTGGAAAAAAACGGACACTTCCCCAAAAAGATGGCTAACAACAACGTCCGCCATATCCCATGAAAATACGGCAGGGATCATTTCAACCCTGCTGGAATGCAAAATCCCATTTAAGCGGGAAAATGTATCCCTGGGGCATGGGGACGTTGCCCATGTACTAATCCCGAATTTTCGGGCAACGGAAGCAAGGGAGTTTTCAACGGAAGAAATTTTGGAAGCAGGAATGACCTGCTATAAGGTAAGAGTTTACGATCCAAACCTTCCCAGATATGGGGTCTTCGGTCAAATTTGTGACGTGGGCGGAAGCCTTGTCACAATAGGAGAGGCCTCCACGATACAAGAGGCTGAAAAGATGCAGGAGGAATCATATCAGTATGACGGGAATTTAGAGTCATGCTGGATTAGTGATTTTTGGGAAATTTAAGTATTCCCAAAAGTCGAAAGAAATTATCAGATGTATATTAATCTTAAAACGAGCAAAAACAGCGTTAAAATTGAAACCAAAAAGGAGAAGTACCATGAAACGTCAATTTTTATATGATCATTCAAAGTTAGAAGGAATGGATGCTGACATTGAAATAAGTCTGAAGGAACATGGGATTGCTTGGAGCGAAACAAAAGAAGAATGTCTATTTTATTATGGAGTAATATACGGGGAAGAGGAATGGGAACGATTCGATGTTTGTTCCCTGAACAAAGGTCTGGATTTTAAAAAGGAATTTGATTGGATAGATTGGGATTCGATTAATTCATATATAGGAATGAATTTTGACGATCTGACTTTTCCCCAAAAAATTGCAGACCTCATAACCTATTATGGATATCAGAATATTTTTGGGGATTCATATTGTGAAGGACTGACATATACTGAAATTACAGGAGAAAAATAATGGAAAGAAAATTCAGGGCTTCTTTGAAAGGAAATACTGTTAGAATTATCAATAACAGGACGGAAACAGAAACCTGTTTTGATATCCGGGAATTTGTTTTCGGACAAGGAATGTATAACGAAAAAACAGAAGAGTTTCCTGATTATATCCATGAATCGGTTTGGAAACAATACAGGAGGCAAAGATGAATCCAATTAAAATGAGTTTGATTTGCACCATTCAAATATTGGAAAAAGCAATATATCTTTCCAGTAAAAATGAGTTTCGAAAACTTGAAAAAATGGAATATGAAGCTCTTGAAAAATATAGGGATGAATTAATCCCTATTTACAATGAAATAACAAAGGGGAAAAACAATGCGGATAACAGCGAAAGTGATTGAGGAAGCCGCAAGAAAAATAAACAAGGACAAAAAAATCATCCATCTTAACCAGAGGAATGGTTATTGGGCAATAGATAATTTTGCCCAGGATGTTTGCTACTTTTGCGGACTATCAACAAGAGAATCCTATATGGCACTAAAAGGAATAAAGGTAGGACTTTTATTGGGGAATAAAGATGAATAAATCGGATATCGAAAAAAAAGCCCAGGAAATAAATAAAGAGGGGAAAGTTATTGAGCTATCCCTAAGAAATGGATATTGGGCAATTGATTATGAGGATTGCTGCTATTTCCAAGGCTTGGTAACAAGAGAAGCTTGGGAAGTTTTAAGGGGAATATTGCTTGGGATGAAAATAAAGAGGAAACAATGTTTAAAATAAATGAGAAAACACTACCAAGATTGTCCAAAACTGTAGAAGGATGCATAATAGTTTCGGCCTTTAAAAAATACAGTAAGTGGGCCGGGAATGGTGCAGATATTGGAATGTTTAAAGATTCCAAAAGTTTTATGTTTGTATGCTTGGATAGGGTTGGCGGAATCATAGATGGAACTGAAAAAACTTTCCAGTATTCTGATTTTGAACAAGTTTATATTGATGGAGTATGGAAATGGCAAACAAAGGAACAAGAATAAGGGAAAAAAATTGGCTAAAACTTTTACGGCAGATTGTAGAAGAAATGGAAGAAATGGAAGAAAAGGAGGAAGAAAAGGAATTCCTGCCATTGGACAAAATATTTACAGATTAGATAAAGGGGGGGATGAAAAATTCCCCCCTTATTCAAGACGTTTCTTGCCTGTTTTAAGACCGTTTTAAACAAACTGATACGGTACTACTTATAAAGTTTAAAACGGTCTTAAAAGGGGTAATAACCACGTCAAAACTGAAACCAATTAAATAAAAGGAGTCTGAAATGCAAAATTTAAAAAATGGGGTTTACATTGGAAGCTTAACAGGGGTGATAATTTTGGGATTCTTTTTGATTGATCCTGAATTTGTAAAGATTATGGCGGAATTTATCTGCAAATTAATTGGAATAAATTAAGGGGGAAATGAATATGACGGAACAAGAATTTATCAAAAAAATTAATCGTCTGAGATTGGATAACAAAGACAATTGGTATTATTTCAGGGCTATCGTAAATGGAAAAGATATTCAAATTAAAGGGTATAATAATTGGATGCAAATTCTAAAGGTAAATGAAATTTCATTTCCTACCTGTATGGGTGGGAGTGTAAAAAGTTTCAAAGAGGATCTTTCACAAGCATATAATTATAAAGGAGAATAAAAATGAAAGTCTATAATAGAAGTGCGGAAAGGTACGAAAAAGCGGAAAAAGTAACTTGCCCTTACTGCAAAGGATTCGGAGGCGTATCAGGAGAGGATAGGCCCTGTCCAATATGTTTAAATAAGGATTATGGCAGGGTATGGAGATCCACAGAGGGAAGTGGATGGATGCGTCCACTTTATAATCGGATTGAAGATAGCGTACTCTTTTAAAAGGAGAATAAAAATGAAATGTAAAAATTTAGTAAGTCAATGGGTTCCAAAGGGGTATGACTATAAGGAAATTAAATTACCATGCGGCTCCACTGATATTCACGGCGGAACATTGTTTTGTGAGGAGTGTTTTGAAAGACTTGCAAAACAATATCCACAAGGGTGGATAAGTTGTCCAGGGGATTTGTGCAAACATGGGAATTACGTTGGGGATGCTTATGGTCCTGATTATCTTTGTGCATTATGTGAAGGTGGGGAGGAATAAAATGGACAACAATTTTCAGTATGAGGTTTTTAGTGAAATCAGGAACAATCTTGAAAAAAATTTTAAAAAAACAACACAAATACACCCAAATTTCCAATATTTTAATAGTCAACAAGTAAACATTGTCTTTGACCATTATCTTTATTGTGACTTATCTGATTATTACAGGGGACTATTGAACGGTATCAAGGACACATATTTTAAAGTAATTCAAGATTTTTTTGTAGAATGGAAATCTTATTACAAAAACAACAAAGGTCAAATCGTTTTTGTAGAACCATTCACCGATTCCATAATTCCCTCAGAAGTGAAAGAGGCACATTTTTGGAAAAATTCGGATGATTTTTGGGATGTGCCCACATCCCACATTCCTAATCTGAATGGACAAAGTTAGTTTCTTATCAGGGGATATAAATTAAAAAGTATATCCCCGAATAAGTAGTTAACTTTAGCACAGGAGGAACAATGTGAAATTATTTACATGGGAAGAGCTTATGGGAATGAATTTGCAAAAGGACGAGCTTGCAAAAGAGGTTGGAATTGATTGTGCCTTTGATACAGCACTTCCTCAAACATGGCTTGATAATTTTGTTAGAATTTCAGGATTGAATTATGACAAGGTGAGATACTCCACATTTACTACTTATCCCAAAAATGGAGGATGTGTAATTGTTACCGCCTGGGACAAAGCAAATAAATGGCTATAGGTGACAAAATGATATATCACACAATGTGCATTAAAGAAAACAAAAACGGATTTGAATGCTTCACATTTAAATCCAATGTGGATCGAGAAGAAACAAAAACAGTTCCAAGTGTGATGGGATTTTATCATTTCCCTGAAACAATGGACGAACAAAAAGCGAAACAAAAATTAAAGGAATGTCTAATCAAAGAATATAAAAAAGAAATATTAAGACTGCAAAACAATGTTGATTCTTTGATGAAACTTTAAAAGGAGAGCAAATGGAAAAATACTTAGTAGAATTTACAGATACATTCGGCGGGGAGGCTAACTATTGCTGGATAGATCGTTATGAAGTAGAAGCCAAAAGCATCCGCCAAGCAATCACTAAAGCAAAACAGAAAAGATATCATTCACCATTGCCAAGGCACAAAACATCCGATTATGGGGATACAGTAAGAATTGATATTATAGGACAAAATGTTTGTGCGTTTGCAACCTATATAGGAGATTAAAAAATGAGAGTATTTGTTGAAATACGCATCAATGTCAAAGATTCTGAGGACATTACATACAAAAAGGTAGAGGAAGAATTACTGCACCTAATAAAAACAAAACAACTCGAATATGACATTGAGGCAGAATACAATTAAAGGAGATTAAAAAATGGAAGAAACATACCAGGAATTAAAAAGAAGGCAACAAGAAGAGATTAATAATTTTCCTTTTATCTTTGCCTTTAATGATAAACAACTGGCAGAAGGGATGGAGAAAATTGGACTAACAATCAAAGACACAGACAAATTGCTGAGTCTTGGTTCCGGATCGTTTATTAAAAAAACAGACAGAGATGCTCTGAATGAGCTGTTTAAAAAACATACTCAGGAAATGAATGACGCCATTAAAAATGATACAAAGGGGGAAGGTTTCATTTTTGATATGTTTCAATACGAGCTGGATAATCACGAATATTGTGTAACGTATGACACATATGACACACTATCATCTTTAGGATTAACAATTGAAAAAGTAAATAATAATCCAGCACTAAAGAAAGGATTGCATTTAGCATTGCAAAAATATTAAGGAGAAAACAGATGACAACATCAAAATTTGTAACACTGGTGATTCTTTCGGTACTAATTAATGTCGCATTGTTTTGTGGGGGCATCTATTTTGTTCTTTGGGCACTAAAACATTTTGGGGTAATTTAAAGGAGACAAAATGAAAACTATTGTCGAGTTTGAGGGAATTGATGATTTTAATAGACCAGTATTTAAATCCATAAACTCAAAGGAAAGATTTGGATCAACTGATATTTTGTTTCCGTATCATGCAACGGAAAGTCAGGTTTTAGAAAAAGTAACAGAGGAGGATTTAGTCTATTTTGGCATATATTTTGGATGTGAACCCTATGGATCGGACGCTCCTGATATTGAAATAAAAAAAAATATTTGGCAGTAATTTGGATAGTTTAAAGGACGTAACAAATATTATTTACGATACACTAATGAAAAACAAAAACTTTCCCCAACTAAACCTTGATGACGTAAAAGAACAATATGTGGATGCCTCAACAGGCTGTATTTATTTATCATTTGGGGAATCTTCTTATCAAATAAAAATTACAAAGGAGTGAAAATGTTAGTAGCACTGCCTAAGGAAGCAATAGACAAAATCTTTTCTGACAATGGACCAGAAGACGGAATAGTAGAATTGTTCAAAGCTGTTATTCCTAATTGGGATTCTTTGGCAAAAATAAACCACTATCCCCAAGTAAACCGCAAAACCTCGGAATACATTGCAAGTCAAATCAAACTATCAAACAAAATCCACAATAAAAATAAGAATCTTGTTAATGTTTGGATGATTTGGATGAATGTTGGGTTTGGGTGTATCGAAGAGGATATTCCAGAATGGTTTGTTAAGGTAGATGAATCAAAATTGGTTTACAAGGAGGGGTAACGTGAAACCAACAACGGACGTATTTGCAGTCACAGACATCCAAATCTTTGATTACAAAAACTATTCGCAAACCAATGATGACGGGGATTTCAAAACTTGTTTTGAATTTTCAGCCAATATTGTAATAAACAATTTATTTATTGTCCAACTTGGAAGTGACGGACACTTTGACATCCCTACCAGCGACGAATGTTTTTGGGGGTCTGAGGACATCCAGGACCATGCGGTTAAGAATTATATCCTTGACGATATCATCGAACAAACAGGGATAAGAAATGACCGAGAATATTTGATTGAAAATTACCCTGTAGAAATAATGTTCCCGTAAGACTTAACTTAAAATAGGAGAACTAACAATGACAAAAACAGAAATCACGACTATTGCGACAGCCTTAAAGGATAAAAAAACATGGGTAAAAAAAGGGTTCAATGATTTACTCAATGTTTGGAAGGACATTACAGAGGATATGGATGTTGGGAAAGTATACATAGGAAAGCGGATGCTTCCCGAATATATCCAACATACAGTTTATCTTGTATCTGGGGAGAAAATGCTTTTCTTTATAGAGGAGGACACCGCTTATGGCGAAATGGAGGAAATGGATTATTATTTTAACAGGACGTGTGATACTGAAAGAGATTCGCTTTCCAGCGAGCTGATTAGATGGGCCGCACCTCGAATTACTGAAGCAATTACAAGACATTTTAAAGCACTCCAAGATGATATTGACAATCTGTCCGTCACCGGCAGAGAAATCCGAAGGATTACGGACTGTCTGAGTAAATAAGTGGTATTGCCGAGGATTTATGAAATTGTTTCGGAATACCTAAACAATAATGTTCTTGATCAATAGAAAATGGGACAACTGGAGGACAAATGAAAAAAACAGAGGCAATGCAAATACTTGCTGGAGGACACACAATCAAAAGCACTGTTAATGGTTATAATATTACAATCTATCCTGAAACTATTTCAGAAAATATCCTTTGTAACGAGGGGGTGCTTGATATGTACTTGATACAGGATTTTGTGGAAAACGAAACAGGAGATTTGATACAGGGCTATTGCCTTGATGATGTGGTCATAGATATTTAAAGGAGAAATAAAATGTAACGAACCGCATTAACTGATGGAAGTGGAAAATGGTTTATGAAAAATGAATTCCAGGATTATGATATTCCAGATAATTTATTTGCTTCCATAAAAGAATTTATTGGAGCATTAGAACTTTAAAATTTAAAATAAGAGGAAACAAAATGAAAACAGGAACACTTTTAAATGGTGATTTAGTTTTGGGAATGGTTAATCTTGCTACAAAACTTCGCAAAGACATAAACATAATAATAAAATCAACAAAACCCGAGGATGCAGTAAGTTTCGAAAACTTGGAAAAAGTAAAAAAAGACATCATGAAAGGGGTGGATCTTATGCTTACCCCAAGCAGTACTGATCCGGAAAAGTTTCTCAAACAAGCCCTGGATTTTTTAGAAGAACAATAACCTATTTAAGAGCCTTTTGCCATATGCTGATATACTGATACCTTTTATTGGCAAAAGACTTCTAAACACGACAAAAATGCGACTAAACTCGATATTTGTGTGAGTAGATACCTGTTTTTAATACAACTTATTATATGACTATCTACTCACTCAAACTATTGAAAACGGACACAATAAAAGGAGATTATAATGGATTTTAAATTGTTCAGGGATAAAATCAATCAACAATTTTCAGAAATGTCAAATTATGAATTATTTCAAACTGAAATATCCAAAAAGGTGTTGTGGGAAACTTATTTAGACAGCTTTCCCCCTGGCACCAATGAAATATTCAGGGAGAGGAGGTTCCATGATTGTAATTGTTGCAAACAATTCATAAGGTCTTGTGGCAATGTTGTTGCAATTACCCCTGATTTGAAATTAGTTTCAATTTGGGATGTTGTTGTGGACGATGAATACCAAGTTGTTGCGGATGAAATGTCAAAACTTGTGAAAAAAGGAAGTATCACAAACAAGTTTTTGCATTTTGAAAAAAATCTTGGAAACAACCACAATTTTGATATTGGTCTTAATAGATGGGATCATTTTTATTTTGATCTTCCCTCAAAATTTGTAAACAAGACAGACAAGGATACCGTTCTTTCAGATACACGTGCAAACGTCCACGTCTTTGAAAGAGGGCTGAAAGAGCTTTCAACGGAGTCACTGGAAACAGTTTTAGAACTAATCAGCCAAAATTCTATTTATAGAGGGGAAGAACACAGGGAAGCAGTACAAAACTTTTTTGATCTGAAAAAGAACTTCCCAAAGAAAACAAAAAAGCAGAATTTATATATTTGGCAAAATGCAAAAAAACCAGGAGCAAGAATCCGCAACACAGCGATAGGAAGTTTATTGGTTGATATTTCAGAAGGAATAGAATTAGACCAAGCAGTAAAAAGTTTTGAGTCCAAAGTGGCACCTATGAATTACAAAAGGCCATCAGCGATTATTTCCAAAAACATGATTAAAAATGCACAAAAGAAAATAGATGAATTAGGGTTCTCCGACTCATTAGAGAGAAGAAACGCCACAATGGATGACCTAACTATTAATAATGTTTTATTTGCAAATAGGGAAACAAAAAAAGCATTAAATGTTTTTGATGAAATGGTAAACGAGATCAAAGAATCAAAGAAGAATTTCCAAAAAGTAGAAAAAGTTTCCATTCAAGACTTTATTTCAAACATTCTCCCAAAAGTGAACAATGTGGAGATTATGTTTGAAAATAAACACAAAAACAATCTCATGAGCTTGGTGGCTCCAGTTAATGAGAATGCCCCTGGAATGTTCAAGTGGGGGAATAATTTTTCTTGGGCATACAACGGGGACGTTACGGACTCTATCAGAGAGCGAGTCAAGAGAGCAGGAGGTAATGTTGATGCAGTTTTAAGATGTTCTCTTGCTTGGTATAATTATGACGATCTTGACATTCACGTAAAAGAGCCTAATGGAACTCATATCTATTTTGGAAATACGAGAAGCAATTCGTCAGCGTTTTTAGATGTGGATATGAATGCAGTGGGAGGGAATTCAAGGAATGCTGTCGAGAACATTGCATGGACAAAAAAGACACAAATGCAGGAGGGAATTTATGAAGTATGGATAAATCAATACAACTTACGTGAACATGCAAATCCCGGATTTGAAGTAGAAATTGAATATGAAGGAAAAACACTAACTTTTAAATATGATAAAATGCTAAAAACTAAAGAGAATGTGCATGTAGCAAAGTTTTCATATTCAAAAAGGGGTGGAATAAAAATAATTGAATCGCTGAAGTCTGAGGAATCTTCAGAAATTGTGTGGGGCATAAAAACCCAAAAATTCCACAAAGTAAAAATGATAATGAATTCCCCTAATCATTGGGATGGGGAAAAAACAGGAAACAAACATTATTTCTTCATTCTTGAAAATTGTAATAGTGGGAAGCCTGTACGAGGATTTTTTAATGAGTTTCTAAACGAAAAACTAACAGAACACAGAAAAGTTTTTGAAGTTCTTGGAGAAAAACTCAAAACCGATAAATCAGAACAATTAAGCGGGCTGGGATTTTCATCAACAAAAAAAGATAGTATTATTTGTAAAGTAACAGGAAGCTTTACAAGAGCATTAGAAATAACATTTTAATTAAAAGGAGTAACAAAATGTCACTGTTTGAGATTGCAAGTAAAAACAAGTATCGTTTTCAGTCACCAAAAGGAAATCTTACAACAGAGGATTTGTGGGATCTTCCCCTCACAAGCAAAACAACAAAAATGTGTTTGGATGATTTGGCAAAGGGAATACACAAACAACTGAAAGACACTTCAACGATTTCGTTTGTCCTGCCAAAAACTCACGGGGACAAGGAGCTTGAAACAAAGCTTGAAATTATAAAACATATAATTGCTGTCAGAATGGAGGAAGCTGACGCAAGGACTAAGGCAAGAGAAAACAAACAGAAGAGAGACCGAATCCTTTCCTTAATAGACGATAAGAAAAATGAAGAATTGAAGAAAAAATCCATTGAAGAATTGGAAGCTATGATTAAACAATAACAGCAAAATAGGCGGGCTTTTGTAAACAAAGGGGGGTGACATACCTGACACTGATAAAAGCCCGCCAAACACGACAAAAACACGCTCAAACTTAATGTTTATATGAACAGAAAAGACACATCCTGTTTATTCATATAAACACTAAAAAATAATTATTGTTGACTATAAATAAAAAATGTTTTATATTGTTTATTAGTAATTTTATTAACATTAAATAGTAAGGAGAGTAGTATGGCACTGACAAGAATGTCCTTTTCGTATCCAGAAAAGATGAAAAATCAACTTCAAAAATTGGCAGACAAAGATAACAGGTCTTTGTCTTCTTATGTTAGAACGATCTTTTCGGATCACATTGAAGCACACGGGGAGGCACAATCAGAAGCAAAAGAGGAAACACAGGTAGAAAAACCAAAAAAGAAAATCAGACGTTCACGAAAAAAAACAAAAGGAGAATAAAATGGAAATAATTCTACAAGGAAAAAAAGCACTTCTACTGGCTGAAGGCGCAAAACTTAACAAAGTTAAAAAGGAAGCTGAAAAAAGACTGAGTGAAATCCGAGCTGAGCTTGATATAAAAGAAGCCGGAACATATAAGAATGAGGCTGGGGATATGCTGGCTGTGTCGGTGATGGACAAATTTTCAGATATTGATCCAAAAAATGTAATGTCCTATTTGAAAAAAATGAAAATGGCAGCAAGGTTTCCAGATGTGATAAAAGTGCAATTAACCCCATTAAGAAAAATTGTGCCTGAGTCAATAATAAACAAATGGCAAATTCCTCTTGATCCTATTATCAAATTTAGCTGGAAATAAATTATGTTATTTATTGATCTTTTTGTTTATTGGCTATTTTCAATATTCTTTCCTAAAAAGAAAGAACACACAAACTATAATACATACCATTACGACACAACAGGACTATTGATTGCTGATAGTTTAATTCGTAATGATAAAGGTTTCCCTAAGACATATACTGATACAACCAATAATGATCCTTTCTTAAATGATGATTATTTGGATGGTCCTGGGTGGTGAGGAGAATAAAATGGAAGATTTAATCATTCTAACAATCGGGAAGGGGGTGAAATGTGAAAATCTTCCTATTGAAGCAAAAAGAAAAATATCAAAAGACTTAACATTTGAAAACCCCATTTATAAAAATGCAGAGAGGAGAGGAGGTTATGTAGGAATAAATGTAATGGAATATTTATACTTCTACGAGGTATCCAAAGATAAACAAGTATTTTGGATACCTCGTGGATATGTTTATTACTTAATGAAATGGATTAGACAAAACAATCTGAAAGTAAAAATAATTGATAAAACTTTATTGTTGCCAAAAATGAATATTAAATTTCATGGCAAATTAAGGGATTATCAAGAGCTTGCTGTAAATGAAATGGTTAACAGATACCCAATAGGAGTTTTGGAAGCCCAAACAGGAGCAGGGAAGACGGTAATCGCAACAGGGGTAATTGCAAGAAGGAAACAGCCTACATTAATCATTGTCCATTCAAAAGAGCTTTTGTATCAATGGCAAGAAGCAATCAAAACATTTTTACACTATGATTGTGGGTTACTTGGTGATGGAAAGAACAACACCAAAGATATCACAGTAGGAATTATTAATACTGTCAAAAACAAAACTGAAGAATTAAATCCAAGATTTGGACAAATAATTGTGGATGAAACACATAAAGTGGCGGCCACATCCTGGAGCGACACTTTACAAGAGTTTCCCGCAAGGCATTATCTTGGACTTTCCGCCACAACTTTCCGCAGTGATGGGCTTGGTGATGCTATTTTTGCCCACATAGGACACAAGATGCACAAAGTAGATAAGAAAATGTTAACAGAAACAGGCGCAGTTCTTGTTCCAGAAATTTACAGAATAGAAACATCTTTCAGACATATGTTTTTAGGAAACTATTCTGGGATGATAAAAGAATTAGTAGAGAATGAAACAAGAAATAATCTTATATGTTCCAAAATAGCAGAAGATTTTAAACAACACAAAGAAAATATTCTTGTGGTGTCTGATAGGAAAAAACACTGTATAGCAATGCAACAAATAATAACCGACAGGTATAATTTGAAAAGCAATGTACTGATTGGTTCAGTAAATGCCACAAAAAGAAAACAAATTGTAGAGGACGCAAAGTCTGGTAAATGTAAAATCTTATTTGCCACAACAAGCTTAATAGGGGAAGGTTTTGATCTTCCTGATTTGACAGCTTTATTCTTATCCACCCCACTAAAATTCAGCGGCAGGATTCTACAGGCAATAGGGAGAATCCTCCGACCAACAAGCTCAAACACAAACAAAAAACCGAGAGTGTATGATTTTCGTGATAACGATATTGATGTCCTTAGAAATACTGGATATCATCGAGATCGTGTATACAGGAAGCAGTGGGGAAAATAAAAGGAGGATTGTTATGGGGTATTCTGATGATGAGTCAATGGTTAGGGTTGATTTTTTTAGGAAATCAGGAAAATGGTACACAACTGAAGCTGTAAAATGGACAGGTGGATGGGATAATGTTTCCATTCATGATGCATTTAAAAAAAGCCTAAGAGATCATCTGGGTGATCGTTTATCAGATATGGATGCCGTATGCTTGCACCCATACCATAGATATGCTCATCCTTTATGGCTTCGTAACGGGTGGGAATAAAATAAAAGGAGAATTATTATGTGTTATTCAAGTTGTCCGTACGAAAATTTTCATGGTGAGTGTATACAACCAAAAATGAGGCATACAAAATATGCCCATTGTTATGTGGAGCACGAGGAATTTTATCCTGATGATTATGAAGAAGATGATTATTATGAGGAAGATTTCACTACTAAGTTTTTTTAAAAGTGAGGGTATAAAATGATCACACTATTCTTAATTTATATGCTTACCAAATATAAAGTTTCAGAACATTTGCCAATAGCAATGTTGATTACTCTTTTACTGGACATAGTTTTAACAGCCCTGATATGTGATACGTTTGTAACAATAATGAAACTAAAGGGATGCTGAAAATGGAAAAATTAGAAAATGAAAAATGTACTAAACCAAAAGGATCTTTTTGTACACATACCACAGCCGAAATAATGCAAGAAATAAATTCAAAATGTGACAAAACAGAATGTGAAGATCATATAGAGGCAATAACATTCAAAGAATAAGGACTAAAAATGAAAGTTGTTTTTATGTGTTTGTGTGAATACCCCATTGAAGAAGTTCGCAAAAACAAGATCAAAATGGGGGACAAGTTTGTGTGCCCTGTCCACATGAGATCTATCAGCCATTATATATTTACTTGTAGTAGGTGTGAGAAGGAGGGAATTTCTAATAGCCCCTCAAGGTTATTGTGTGATGAGTGCAGGGGTAAAAATTGCGTAGCCTTTAGGAAAAAACCAACAAAATCCAAAACAGAATCTGGAAAAAAACAACCAGAGCGAAAAACAGACTGCAAACATTTCGTAAACAGATGTTTGGTACCCCCTAATGGTATATTATTAAAAAATACTAAGGCTTGTTTAACCTGTACAGAATATAAACCCATAAATAGAGAGGATGAAATTTTAAAGTACCTATAAAAGGAACGCAAAATGGCCAAAGTCCTTAAAAAGAAATTCAGAAAAAGAAAACCTGCCGAACGTAAATTACCAAAAATAATTAAAAAAGAAAAAATAGGAAGATGGTGCGATGCCTATAAAGGAAGACTCCCATATCCTATTGAGTGTACCAAAAACAAACAAGACCCTATTTTGTGTATTTTCAAAGACGGCAAAAAGATTGTCTTGAGTGATAAATCAATATGTTTGGATTGTGAACGTCAGGTGACATATAAATCTTGGCGAAATGGGGATTGGGACAAAATAAAGGAAGCTATTGCAGACAAAGAGGATTTGCGAGATCATCCGCCACCAGGGAGAGAAGAATGAAGCCAATATTAGGATCAATCAACAAGGTTGAAATAGTAATTACGAAACACAGGGCACAGGAAGTTGTTGATAAAATAAATAAAGGATGCACTTGTGTGACACTCAAACATTTCATGGAATGTGATTTTCCAAAAAATATTCTGTTAGAAATTGCAGAAGGCACATGGTCTGATGCAGATGTTATGTATCAAATACTGGATCAAATAAGCCAGCAGTATGTCAAAGAGAATTGGCCTGTGTTTGGGGATGGTCTTTATGTGTATTTCGAATGGCAGGAAAAAATGAGAAAAGCGGGGTTAATGGGGGATGAAAGTAAATGGGAGAATTAATTTATTTTAGACCAAATAATCTTGGATATCGTCATGTAGTATGCAACCACTGTCAGGGAAATAAATTCCATATCGCTACTACTGACGATAATAAATTTTATTCTATAATTTGTACTGAGTGTGAAAATGAAATTTTTTGCAATTTGCAGCCTGTTTATGGGCCAGATAAGGAGAGTTAAGATGACAGACAAAGAAAAACTAATGACACTTTTGACTGAGTTTGGGGTTGAGTTCCAAGAAGATAATGATGATAGAAATGATATCGTGTGTGAGGAAGGATATGCCAAAGTATGGGGATATTGGGATTTTTACACTCGTTTTGAGTTCAACAAAGAAGGCAAATTTATACAAATGGGAACATGGGAATAAAAAGGAGATTAAAATGAAGAATATTATTATTTGTGTTTTGGTGATGTTTGTCGTCTCAATTATCGGATGTTCTGATAATAAAACTTTAGAAGGAAAAACATATGTTCCTTATGGTCTTGCCACCAAAGAGCAACACAAAAATCATAATGTTCTATACAAGGTGAACCTAACCAATGTAGTTCTCGCAGTCATATTGATAGAAACAATAATTGTTCCCATCTATATTATTGGGTGGGATCTGTGGGAGCCGTACGACCTCAAAAACAATCAACCTTCGGACGATAATATAGGAGTTATAAAATGAAAAAAACATACATTGTTCTGGCAATAGTCCTTTCCGTGCTTTTTATTAATTCTGCAATAGCAGAAAAGGCCATCGGAGTAGTATATAAAGACAGCCTTGCAACCATTTCAAAGATTGAATTTCTTAAATTAAAAGAATACCTGTCCAAAACGGATCGTAATGCAATCAGCAAAATGAAAGAAGATAAAAAGCTGTTTATTATTAATGCTGGTGTTTTGGTTGATGTTAGGGACGTAGACGTGGACAATAGGGTGATCGAAGTAGTGCCATTAGGAATGGATGATGCTTTGTGGATTTTTCCCTATACAGTACGACTTGATAATACTGATTTTGAGATATTTTTCCAAGCACGATAATCACAAAATAGTCTTAAAGGGGGCAGAATGAATACGCCAATTAACGTAGAAATGCTACATGGATTTATAACAACCAACAGATTATTTGGACACCACAATAAAAACATAAACATAAACATAGACGTAAAAACAGACCCCATAACCAAGTAATAAAAGGGCGACTGCCCTACCCCATTGAATGTCAGGGAAACAAAGCAAATCCAATAAGTTATATTTTTAAAGGGGGAGTAAAAAGTGTTTTAAGGGATAATTCCCCTTGTATTTCTTGTACCCGCCCAATTGAATATCAATCTTGGCGAAATGGTACATATGATAGAATTGAATTAGCAATTAAAAGAGGGGAAGATTTACGAGACTTTCCTTCCCCAGAAAGAGGGTAAAAATGATAAGTACAAAGAGTCAAAGAGATAAAATATACAAAGCAAATCCTGGGTATGGTTATTTAATTTATAATAGTGGATTAGGAGAAATAACAGAAATAGAAGTCTATGTCGGGAGGGATAATGTTTTAAGACGGGTTGTCAATGATCACACATTGTTCCCAATTTCAATGTACGATGAAAATGATAATCTTGTTTCCGTTCATTGCAAAACAAAAAATATATAAAGGAGGTAAAAATGAGATGGAAACATGCAGAAATAGATCCCCCTCGACACCAAAGACCTGTGCTTGTGTGGGATGGTAACGAGGGATTCCCTGGGTTCGCAGTTGCAAGATATCTTGGTGTTGATGGGTGGGAGGCCGATGACACCATACTGAATGCGGAAAACTGTTACGGAGGATGTGTTATAGAGATGGACGGAGGTCCGGCCTGGTGGCAGGATATTCCGGACTTTAATTTTGATGGATAACAAAATTGTAAGGGATAAAAATGAAATGTATTGATTGTATTTATTGTATTCAAATTGACAATGGATATTCAAACTGGACAGTAGAGGGAACGGATGTAGACTGGTTATTAAATTTAAACCCAAAATTACCAGAGGATAAATTCTACGGAGAAGAGGAGGCATTAAATTTTGCAAAAATATGTAAAAAATTTACTTACGGGGAAGGTGTTTATCTTGATGTAGAAAGAGAATTACTTACAGATAATGAAGAAAAAGTGTCCGAACGCTATTCAGACAATAAAGAAATAAAAAAACTTTTAGACGTATGGGAAAAGAAAAAAAGAGGATAAGAATGAAAACCATCACAAAGACTTTTTCCTTGCTTGGCTTTTGTATGGATATGGGAAGAGAATGGGTATTAGAATCAAAAAATAAATTTGTAAAGCACAGAGCAAAATACTTCCTAAAAGCAGCCAGGCAAGCCGCAGAACATTACCCTTCATCAACTTTGAAAGGAAACCAACTTAACACAGTACAAAGCAAAATAATTGAATTAAAAAAATTTGAAATATCACAAGATCCAGAAAAGAATATGACTGCCATTTTATCAGTAATACTTTGTGGTGTAGATGACATTCTTTCACATACGAAAAATCCCAAAACAAGAGAATTGTTTGAAAAATTACAGCAAATGACAAATTGGTTAAATGCCTTACCTGATCCAAAACTTGATAAAACTGCTGATTATATTAAAGGTGATTTTATATATAATCAATGGACCAAGGAGAAAATATGGGGGAAATAATACAACTCAAACCAAATAATAATCTTATTTGGAAAAAATCTTAATTGAGATATCAAAAAGTAATTCAAGTTTAAACCAGTGGAATGAATAACAAGAGAGGTAATGTGAATCTTTCATCTTGCACCAATTGTGGACTTGTTGTTGATTTGAAAAACATAAAATATATTCCAATAGAATTACCAGATAACCCAAAGGAGGATGAAAAAGATAGGTGGGGGAATCTTGTTACAGAAGATGTTCACTTTAATCCCAATTTGATTTGGCCAAAGGACTCAGTATCCCCACTTGATACGTGGGAATGTCCTTTGTGCGGCACCTTTAATGCAAATGTAGAGGAGTGTTAAAATGAAAAAAATATATGTTATTTTGGCAATAGTTCTTTCCGTATTTTTTGTAAATTCCGCAATATCACAAGGATTTGTTATAGGAGCAATTCATGAAAAAAGCCTTGCAACTACTTCAAAGGAAGATTACCTCAAATTGCAAGAATACCTTGATGCTGGGGACCATGCTTCTCTTTATGAGATGAAAAACAATAAAAAATTATTTGTTGTCAATGCAGGAGTTTTGATTAAAATTTTAGATGTGGACACAGATTGTCGTGGAGTCAAATTTACACCATTAGAAACAAACGTAATACTGTGGACTTTGCCCTATGGTGTGCAGATAGGAAATAAAAATTTTAAAATATTTCGTTATTCCGAATAATTACAAACTATACCGTATTGTGAAAAACAGCAAAGGGCATTAACACATTCAAAAATAAAAGAGGTTTATCAGATGGAAATTAAAAGTCCGTACAAAGTAAAAGAAGTTCTTTCCCAGCAAATCCTCCCAGAATATATACTCAGAGTAGAATTAATAGATGATTCTGAGTTTGGTGGGGATGGTTTGGAAATGGTATGTTGTTACACTCCCGAAACTGGTGAGTGGATTGGTGATGACAAAGATGCAGAGTTTCTTTGCATGGAACTTGGTCTGAAAAACATACAAAAAATCAGTAAGTCCCCAGGATCCCCTTGTCAAATCGGGTTCAGTGAGAAAGAGCAAAAATGGTACGGGTGGAGTCATCGGGCCATTTTTGGGTTTGGTATAGGCTCCAAATGCAAAAAAGGTAGCGGGGGGTATATTCCAGTTGATGAGTCAGACTCAATTGCTGATGGCCTACGATTTTGGGACGATGAGTATTACTTAAATGTTAGGGCTGGGGAAATAGAAGAGGTAAATGGTGATCGGGGAGTTTGGATCACCTGGGATTATAACGACACAGTGCCAAATAAAAAACTTAGAGGAACTTCTTCAAGTGTGTTTTGGACTTTTCCTGAAGTTTATGGAAGAGGCGAATGGACTGCCAAAACATTAGAGGATGCAAAGCAAATGGCTGCTGAATTTGCTAACGGTGTTTCTTAATATACGTTTCTTGTCGTGATATATGACCACAGAGAGCTTTTTAAATAAAACTGATACCATATATCACGACAAGAACAAAACAGTCTTAAAGGGGGTAATATGAATGATGTTGATATGGTTGAATGGCAAATTACAATCACAAGTAATAAATGCCCTTACTTATTAGAAATAAAAAACTTCAAAGAAAAAATAACTGGTATTCAATGTGATCATCCTGAAAATGATACGAGATTCTGTTCAAAACAATATTGCCCGATAAATAATGTGAGTAAAATTAATTGACATTTTAATAAACCCCAAACTATACTCATACGTATAAGTAAATAAAAGGAGGTAGTATGAAAAAATTAAAATGTTTAAAATGTAGGCATGAATGGTATCCAAGAAGTCCAAAACGTCCTGGTGTTTGTCCAAAATGTAAAAGAAAAAATTGGGATACTGTAAGTGAGATGAAAAACGACATAACCCAAAAGGAGTTGAAAAGACAACTTCATTATGATCCATTAACAGGAATTTTTACCAGAAAAGTTTCAAATACAAATTGTGTTAAAATAGGAGATGTTGCTGGCAGTAAAAATTGTCAAGGGTATATTGATATTTGGATTAATAATAAACCATATAGAGCACATAGATTAGCATGGCTGTATATGTATGGATATTGGCCTGAAAATACTATTGACCATAAAGATAATAACCCAAAACACAAACATCATAATTGGATTAGCAATCTTAGAGAAGCATCATACCAATGCCAACAAAGAAACCAAAAAAATGGAAAAAATAACACAAGTGGGATTAAGGGTGTTTGCTGGAGTAACAAAACAAAAAGATGGCGTGTTGTTATAGGAATAAATAAAAAACAACATTACCTTGGGGTTTTCAAAACATTTGATGAAGCTGTTTGTCATAGACTTGCGGCAGAACAATGTCTTGGTTGGGGAAATTGTGATTCAAACAGTTCTGCTTATCAATATATAAAGGAAAACATAATTGAGACAAATTCAAAAGAATAAAAGACAAAAGATAAACCTTGAATATATTGATATTAGAGAAGTATTGGATAACCTGGATATATCATATAAAGAGCATGGGAAAAATGTAGGAAAGGATTGGATAGGTGTAAACTGCCCCTTTTGCGGGGATCAAAACTCACATATGGGAATTTATTTAAAAGCTCCTGTCATTAGTTGTTTTGTTTGTGGTAAAAAAGGTAATATTCTCACATACTTAGCCAAAGAACTTAACTCATTTCCAAAAGCAATGGATATTCTTGGGAAGTCTGTACCAAGAGAACTGAGGTCGTTTAAAGAAGAAGAAAGACACAAAGCAATAAAAGTAGAATTACCAAAAGAAGCATCAAGCAAGATTACACCTTATCACAAAACTTATCTTGAAAAAAGAGGGTTTGATTACAAAGAGTTAACAGAAAAATATAATCTTCATTTTTGTGGTCCTGTTGGAAAATGGGCAAATAGAATAATTGTTCCTGTGATTAAGAATTATAAATTAATTACATTTACAAGCATCTCCATTGCAGATGATCCAGGAATAAGATACTTGCACTTGAGTGAAGAAGAATCAGTAATACATATTAAAAACTGGTTATTTGGGATAGAACATACGGATAAGCATTCTGCCATAATTGTAGAAGGCATCTTTGACATGATGCGAATAGGTGATGGGGCAGTTTGTGCTTTTGGGGCTGTTCTGTCGCCTGAGCAGAAAAAGATGCTGTCTAAGTTTTCAGTGGTAAAGATTTGCTTTGATGGTGATGAGGCAGGGATTGTGAATGCTGAAAAATTAGCAAATGATCTAAGTGCTTTTACAGATGTAGAAATTTTAGATCTCCCAGATGGGCAAGACCCAGACAGTTTGCCAGAAAAAGATATAAATTACATAAGAAACTTGATAGGCAAATAAAAATGAAAAACGCTTAGAATTTTCTTGATTAAAAGATTTTCAGGTGATATGGTTAATTTATAAGTGATTTACACAAGGTAACTGGTAATTACCGTAAACACTTTAGGGATCTTGGAACAATCCCAATTGAAATACAAAGATTCGCTTCAACGCAAAGACTCCTTTTGTGGGACTTGGTTTCCAGATAATTGTACCAGCAATTATCACGGAGCGAATCACCAAGTTCCATAAAAGGAGTTTTTCTATTTAAAGGAGACAAATTATGAAAGAATTTTTAGTAATTATGCATTCAAATGATAATTCCCCGCCTGACCTTCCTTATGTTGTACAATCAAAATCCATCGAAGAAGTTAACAAATACATTTCCAAAAACTCAAATATTCTTCATTCAATAATTGATTTGGATGAAAACGAAATAGAAACATTCAAATTAATAAAAGGGAAATTATATGCTGTCCAAGATCAACCTGAAAAAGATGAAAAATCAATAGGGGGAATTTACAGAGTTCAGAAAGTTACCTATTCTATCCATAAAAAGAATGGTGAGAAGATACTAAAAGCATCATATAATTTTAAATCTGAAAAAGGCTGGGTGTGGACTTCAAAATTTTTGTGTTTTGACAAAACAGGATACCCAAGACTAAAAGCATTTGAATGGCTAAATGAAAGGATTCATAAAAATCCTGATATTCATGAAAATAATAAAAACATTGACACAGAAACAGTTTATGCAATGATTGATACTTTTGAAACCCCTAATCAGATTAAAATCGAAATGAATGAACAAGGGTATCCAGAAATCATTGAAGAGATTTGGGGGTATTAAAATGTCTATTGATATTATCAAAGCATTGCACAATAGAAAAATATCATATCACCCAATGTATAAAGATTTAACAGGATCTTTACAAGGGGCGATAGTTTTATCTCAAATTATGTATTGGTTTAAACAAAAGGATAAATTTTATAAAACTGATGCAGAAATGATGCGTGAAACAAGAATATCAAAACATGAAATGAACACAGCAAAAACAACAATAAAAAAATTAGATTTCATAAAAATTACAAAAGAAGGAATACCTGCAAAAACATTTTATGAAATTGATTGGCAAAAATACAAAAAAACAATGAACATAATATGCAAAAAAGACTCTAAAAAACACAATAAAAAGACCCCAACTCAGTTGGCAGCACGTTCTGACGTACAGTTGGCAGCACGTGCTGCCAACTTGCCTTCTGAAATCCTGTCATCTAATACTAATAGTACTTCTGATAGTTCTTCTGATAGTTCTTTTTCTTCTTTTCAAGAAGAATGCGTTTCTGGCGAAACGCTTAACAAGGGCAGTGAAACTTTGATCAAAGATAATGTTGTTGCACAAAATAAAACACAAAATAACATTGTTGAACAAAAGAATAATGTTGCACAAAATAAAACACAAAATAACATTGTTGAACAAAAGAATAATGTTGCACAAAATAAAACACAAAATAACATTGTTGAATCTTCTTTGAAAATTTCTGACAGAAAGAAAGTTAAACCTACAAAAAAGATTAAACAGAAATATAAACATAATAACATTGTTGAAAGATGTTATGTGCAGGCTGTAAATGCAAAAGCAACACACCATACACGAAATGATAAAGGAAATTTATCTACTCAGGCAGGAATTGATACTCTTGATAAAATTTATGCGTTGTTAAACCCAAAAATACAAAACCCATATTATTATGCAAACAATGTAACAGAAGAATATATTGACCGAAAATGGAAAACTGATGAAGTTATTGAGTCTTTCAAATTCCACATGAAACATTCAACAAAAGATAAACAAATAAGAAATTTTGGCAAATTTATTTTTACAGAAGGCTTCAAAGAAACAAAACCTTGGTCCCCGTTACTTCATTGGCACACCCAAATGAAACAAGGCATCACAGGAAAACTTACTGAAGAAGGGGAAAAACTTTTAAAATGTATGAAACAAGAGAATATTATGCAGATTGATAAACTTTCTGCAAATGAAATTAATAAAATTGCAAAAGAATTAACACAACAACAAGCATCGTATGTTTGTATAGATGGGGGTATGTGGAGAAACAACACTTACATTTATGGTTTAATTTCTATTGCTGTAAAATATATCAAAGACAAACAGAACAAGTTTTCTGATTTTAAATGGTTTTGGATTACTAAAAAAACATTTGTAGAAGAATTGATAGTTGAGGCTTTGAGATTAAATATTATACGAAAAGAAAAGAATCTTGCTTAAACGATTTTTAAGCACCCGTAGAGAGCTGTAAAATATTTGTTGATACGTTGGTATAGACTTACCTCTAAAAACGTCACCACAAGCTTACAGTGAAGTTTAAACACACTAAAAACAAATCTGAGAGGGGTAATATGATCACGCAAAGAAATATTTCAGTCGTAGAAGAGAAAAGAATTATTGTGGGCTTAATAACTTCATCAGAATTTGCAAAAAAAATCATGCCCATTTTAGATATAGATTATTTTACAAATTCATATTTAAAAACAATTGCTTCGTGGTGTATTGCTTTTTTCCAAGAACATGAAAAAGCTCCTAATCAGCACATAAACGATATTTACGAATCTTACTCTGCAACAATGAAAGAGGCTGAATCAGAATTAATTAGTAGTTTGCTTAAACTTTTATCTGATCAATATGACCCAGAATCAGTCAATGTTGATTATCTGCTTAATTGTGCAAGAGATTATTTCAGGAAAAGAGAATTAGAAATTGTAGTAAACAATGTCTCTGTTCTTAAAGAAAAAGGCGAATACGATGAAGCAGAAGAAGAGATTGAAAGATTTAAAAAAGTAAAATTGGTATTAAATTCAGGCCATTTGATAAACATTGGCGATATTGACCAAGTTACTGAAATATACAAAAAGCGTGATGAGGAAGATAAGTATTTTTTTAAAATGCCTGGGGATCTTGGCAAGTATCTGGGTAATTTTAAAAGAGGTGATGTTATTGGTTATTATGCTGCCGCTAAAAAAGGGAAATCGTGGGTTTTGGTAGATCATTTCAAACATGCCATATTACAAAAGAGAAGAACAATTTTTTGGTCAATAGAAATGACACAGTCAGAGATACTCCCAAGAATATTGAAGTCTTTTAAACCAATGACCAAAGAAGAAGGAAATTATGACTATCCTGTTTTTGATTGCATTAAAAATCAAACTGGGGAATGTGCTGATCGTCTTTCAGGAGTTATTGTTAGAGACGGCAACACTATGATAGAAGACCCATCTCACGTTCCTTGTACTCTTTGTAGAAGTAATGAGGGAAAACATAAATTTGAAATGACTGTACACAAACAAAAGATTTTCCGAGAAGCAGACGATATCTTCACAGTACGAAATTTAATTAATGGAAAATTACGAAGTAAAGGTATGGCGGACACATTTAAAAAATATGCAAGGTTAGCAGTACATCCAAAATATACATTAACATATGAAAAAATGGTCCAAGACATCGAAGCATTTGAAAATTCAGAAGGATTTATACCCGATGTTTTTATTATTGATTACGTTGATATTTTAGATATTGGTTCAAAATTTGATGATTACCGAGCAGTAGACGAAGCTTGGAAGCTACTTGCACGTTTAGCAGGTGAATATAATGTTTTAGTTATCACAGCAACACAGGCTAATAAAGAGGGACACAAGGCTGAGGTGCTTGATTCAACGCACCAGGCAGGGTTTTATGGAAAGAACCAGCACGTCAATTTAATGTGTGGATTAAATCAAAAACCAGAAGAAAAAGAACAAGGCATAATTCATTATGGAATAACAGAGGCACGTTCCCAAGTATACACACCTGGCAGAATGTGTACTTGCTTAATGGACCTGAAGGCAGGAATCTCATATTTAGACAGCTATTGTCCTTGGGTTTAAAAACATTTAAAGGAGAGATAAAATGAATGAAAAAGAGATTGCAATCAAGGTAACTGCTGAAGATGAGTCATGGTTGGTGTCATCTTTTGAAACTTGTTTTGATATTGAAACGATGTTCTCAAAAGATCAATTAAAAGAAATGGCAAATATATATGATAATTTGTTAAGCATTAAACTCAAAGTAAATAAGTAGTTACAGAACAAAATAAATTTATTAATAAAATCTCATTGACTTTTCAATAAGATTTTATTAGAATTTCATTAGTATGTAATTTTTTGAAGTTTTCGATAAACCGTACAGAGAAGGAGTTATCATGGCTAAAGTAATACCTGCAAAAGAATTTAAGAAAGCAATACAAGAACTGAATAAACTTTTAAAAACTAAAGGCGAAGAATCTATTAAATTTGTTGGTGTAAAAAAAGAAGATGCAATTACAAACTTCACTAATAAGATCCTTGATTTTATTGAGAAAGATATCGCTGTTGAATTGCCTGATGCAGTTATTGATTTTTATAACAACTACATTGCAGTAGAGGATACTAAGCCTAAGAAGAAAGAAGTTAAAGAGGCAGAAACTTCCAAAAAAGAAACCCCAGATAAGGAAATAGACACAAAGAAAGACAAGCCCAAACAAGCACCTGGGGTTATTGCATTGGCAGTGCAATCTTATCTTGGGGGAAATACTACAGCAAAAGACATTGAGGCCAATATTGGGGATAATTTTCCGGATAAAAATATTAGCAGTACAGTTGCAACAGTGCTTTGTATTATGAACCACATACCCAAAGAAAATCTAAAATAATACAAAAACCCCGAATTTCAAAAGGCAGCTAAATGACGATAGCTGCCTTTTCATTTAAAGGCAAAAAATTATGAATACAAAAGAATTGTTAAATGCATTAGAAAAAGTAAAACCAGGAATTTCTTCCAAAAGTTCGTCTGAGGGGATGTCTTATTTTTATTTTTCTGGAACTGATGTGATTACATACAACGATAAGATATCAATTCAACACCCTTTTGAAACTGATTTTAATTTGTTTGTAAAAGCCAATGATTTTTACAAGATTATTTCTAAATTGTCCACAGAAGAAATCAATGTTGTTGAAAAAAACAATAAATTGAACATAACCGGAAAGAAAATCAAATCAAGCTTGGCTACAATACAAGACAATGAGGTAAGTGAACGAATTAAGTCCCTTTCCAAATCACTGAGCAAAGTTGAGTGGCAAGAACTTCCGAAGAATTTTAATGAAAGCATATTACTTTGCTCCTTCACTGCTTCCACTCAAATTTCTGCTGGTACTTTGATTTGTGTTTATTTAAAAGAAAATATCTGTGTTGCTTCTGATAACAGCAGAATTTCTTATGCAACATTAGACTCAGAGATTGATGAAATGTTTATCCAGGCTTCTGAAATTAAAAATTTGGTTTCTATCTCCCCTACAAAATATGCAATTACCCAGTCTTGGCTACATTTCAAAAATGAGGATGGTTGTGTTTTTTCTATCAGAAAAATAGAGGGTGAATTTCCTGATTTTATGTCTTTGTTTGATTTTGAAGGAATTAAGATTGATCTGCCAAAAGAAATTATTGAGGGAATTGATATTGCTTCTATTCTTGCAGACGTTAATGACAAAGCCATAAATATTAAAATTGCAAAGAATGCCGTAATTTTATCTGCCAAATCAGATGGCGGAAAAATAATGCATAGGTCAAAGATTGATTATGACAAAGAGGAAATAAACTTCAGCATCAACCCTGATTTTATTAAAGAAATGATGAAACATAATTCACACGTCAGTATTGGCGAAGGAAAAGCCAAACTACAAACAGAAAGTTTCTCTCTATTAACGGCTTTTTATAATTAAGGGGGGTATCATGGCGTTTTTTTCTCAAGGTGAATTGGCAAAAGTTGCTAAAAAAACTATTAAGGTAGACCAGTTAGAGCCTGATTGTTTTACATGTGGATTAAACAAAACCTGCTCTTCCCCTAAAATAAAAGTTTCTGGGGAAGGCAGAAAAAAGATTCTTGTCATTTCTGAATTTCCAACAGAGGATGATGATGATTACGGATCTGCTTTGACTGAAGAACCTGGGGAATTGTTAGGAAGCGAACTCAAAAAACACGGTATTTCCCTAAACAAAGATTGTTGGAAAATAAATGCTGTTTCGTGCAGGCCACCAAAAGGAAGGATCCCAACACACTCTGAAATCAAATGTTGTTTCCCTAAATTAGATAAATTAATCAAAACACTCAAGCCTAAATTAATACTTTCACTTGGAAGTTTTTCCAATACTGCTTTGTTTGGGGAGTATTTTTCTAACAGATCAGTTGACCGGTGGAGAGGGTATGAAATACCAGACCAAAGGTACGGCTGTTTTATATTGCCTCTTTTTCCACCTCACATGGTTTTACTGAAAGAAAAAGACAAAAACCTAAGATGCCTGTTTAATAGAGATATAAAAAGAGTGCCACACTGCCTTAACCGCACCTTTAAAGCCTATACAGACTATGAGCAGTACGTTACTATACTAACTGACTACAAAGCTGTTGTAGACCTCTTAAATCGAATCTTAGCCAGAAAGCAAAAAATAGCATTCGATTATGAGACAACGGGGCTAAAACCACAAAGAACAGGGCATAAACTTTCTACCATTGGTATTGCAGTTTCAACAACAAAAGCATTTGCATTTCCATTTAATTACAAATCTTTTTGGACCGAATCAGAATTTAAAACAATTAAAAATTTATGGAAACAAATTCTTAGAGATAAAGACATAAAGAAGATAGCGCAAAATTCAAAATTCGAGGACAATTGGTCAAAGATTCTGGTAGGTACAAGAATAAGAAATATTCATTGGGATACAATGATGGCTTCAAGAATTTTAGATAATAGAAGAGCTTCAACAGGTCTAAAATTTCAAACTTATGTTTCTTACGGTATTCTTCCTTATGATAAATTTATAAATCCTTTTTTAACATCAAAAAATGGTGAATTTAATACTATTGAAAAAGCCCCCTTTAAGGAACTTTTACTCTATAATGGGTTAGACTGCATCTATACTTTTATGAAGTACAAAGATCAAACTGCAAAATTGCCAAGAATGAAAAATATGTACAATGCATATAAATTTTTCATGCGTGGATTGCGCACTATGGGAACAATTCAGCTAAATGGCATATGTATTGATATGGATTATTATAGAAATACAGAAAAAGAATTAGAAATAAAAATAAAGGAATTAAACAAGTATCTTCATGAAGGGTGGGAGGCCAGAAAATTCAAAGAGTCTTTTGGCAAAGAGATAAATATAGCCTCTAATCAAGATCTTGGCAAATTGTTTTATGAGGTTCTTGGTAAATTGCCCATTAAGACTGCCGCAGGAAATTACAAAACCGATAAGACAACATTAGAAAAACTAAACTTGCCTTTTGTTGATAAATTATTAGAGATTAAAAAACTTGAGAAAGTACGTGGGACATATCTTGCACAGTTTGTAAGAGAGGAAGTAAATGGGAAAATTTATCCTTTTTGGGATCTCCACATTCCTGTAAGTTATCGTTCCAGCGGATCACGTCCAAACATGCAAAACATTCCATCAAGGGATCAGACAGTTAAAAACCTTGTTAGACGTGGAATTGTGCCTGCAAAGAATTGTAGAATAGGAGAGCAGGATTTCGGAGGAGCAGAAACTGTAGTTTCGGCTGCATACCATAAAGATCCTCAATTCATTCACGATATCACTGTTGGAGATATGCACAGAGATTTGACAATGGAATTATTTATGATTCCTTTTGATTTAATGAATGCAGATAATCCTATATATGATAGTGACCAAAAGAAAAAAATTAAAAATTTAAGATTTTATGGGAAAAATAATTGGACCTTTGCTCAGTTTTATGGAGATTGGTTTGGTTCTTGCGCTCCTAATCTGTGGGCAAATGTTGTTGAAGCAGGGCTTCTTATGCCTAATGGTGTTTCTGTTAAAGAGCATTTAGAAAGCAAGGGCATTTACGAACTTGGATGGATGGAAAAATGGGAACCAACCCCAGGATCATTTCTTGAACATTGTAAAAAAATAGAAGATCAAATGTGGAATGTTCGTTTTTCTAAATATACTCAATGGAAAAAAGATATTGTTGAGTTTTATCAAAAATATGGATTCATTGAAAACTTCTTTGGTTTTCGTTTCCAGGGGTATATGGATAAAAAACAATGTACTAACTTTCCTATTCAAAGTGCCAGCTTCCATCTTTTAGTTTACACACTAAATGAAGTACAAAAAGTTATTAATAAAAATAAACTAAGGACTCGTATTATAGGACAAGTCCATGACTCAATTTTATCGAATATTCATAAGGATGAAACTGAGTTTTATGTTGAAAACGTAGAAAGAATTGTAGCAAGCTTGCCATCTGTGTTTCCTTGGTTGATTGTGCCAATGGAAATTGAAACTGATTTGTCTGATTTAAGAGAAAATGGAGGAAACTTTGCAGACATGAAAACTTATACTCTTGAAGAAATTAAAAAATTATAGGGAATGACATGAAAGTAAAATTAATGTTAGGAGATTGTTTAGAAAGAATGAAAGAAATTCCTGACGAGAGTGTTGACATGGTACTAACTTCTCCCCCATACAATCGAAAACGAAATGATAAATACAATAATTATACAGACATCATTGGTGACTATATTGGTTTTCTAAAAGACTCACTTGATCAATGTTTGCGAGTATGTAAAGGCAACGTATTTTTTAATATCCAAAAAAATAGTTACCAAAAGAGAGATGTTCATAAAATTATGGGGATGTTTTCTGATAAAATCATTGAAGTGATTATTTGGCACAAATCTAACCCAATGCCAAGCCCTCACTTGGTAAATGCGTATGAATACATTCTTGTCTTGTCCAATAATAATGTGTCTCTTAAACCCAATGAACCATACACTCCTAATCATTTCACAACTCCTGTGTTTTCTGCAAATAAATACAGTAAAATACACAGGGCTGTTATGAACCCAAGTGTTTGCGAATTTATCTTTAAAAATTTTGGTCATAAGGGCATGACAGTTCTTGATCCATTTATGGGTGTTGGTACAACAGGCATTTCATGCAGAGAGTTCGGTTGCGATTTTATTGGTATTGAGATTGATAAAAAATATTTTATGATTGCCAGAGAAAGAATTAAAAAACCAATACAAAACAAGATATTCAAAAATCATTAAGAAATTAATGTCTTTTTAATGAGTTCTTAATGAGATTTTAATTGACATACTGCAAAATAAGAAATATAATGAAAACAATTAAACAAAGGGGGTGATTAGATGAGTATAACTGTTAGTGTGACCTTACCAGACAGACTTGAAAAAGATTTACAAAATGCTGCAGATGTGATCGGTATATCAAGATCAAGATATATTGCAAATCTTTTGCTTGAATGGCAAGCCAAAACAAACAAATCAACAAACAAATGCGAACATCAAAATAATAGATGGTGTGATTTTTTTCAATTATCGTGCATTTTGAATCAAGAAGAAGCATTAAATTGTAAGGGGTATTATGAGGAGGCTATTTAATGGCAGGATTACAAACTACATACAGGCCCCGATCATTTAAAACATTTGTTGGAAATAAAGATGTTGTTGAAAGTCTGCAATCTGTGTTGGCAAGGGAAAAAGCCCCGAGTGCCTTTTTAATAACTGGTCCTTCTGGTACAGGAAAGTCAACATTAGGAAGAATAATTAAAAAAGAACTTGGTTGTAAAGATACAGATTTTAAAGAGCTTAATTCAGCAGATGATCGTGGTATTGATGGGATGAGAAAACTCATTTCTGATATGAAATTTACCCCTTATGGAAAAACCAAGGTCTTTCTTTTGGATGAATTTCATCAATGCACTTCAACAGCTATTGAGGCACTGCTAAAAGGAATTGAAGAACCTCCGCCATACATGCACTGGATATTTTGCACAACAAACCCAGAGGTATTAAAACCAACATTTAAACGCAGATGTCACATATACGAATTAGAGGCTTTAAAAGATGCCGAGATACACAGGCTTTTTAAAAGAATTCTTAAAAGAGAAAAAAGAGAACAATTTGTTACGCTAAAAATTAGAAATAAAATTATTGATCTTGCTGAAGGTTCTGCTGGAATAGCGTTAAAGCTTCTTGATATGGTAATTGACATGGAAGATGAAGAAAGGGCTTTAAACACCCTTAAATCATCTGGATCAACTGAAACTGATGTGATTGAAATTTGCAGGGCACTCACTGCTTACAATATGCCAGCAAAAACAAAGTGGTTAAAAGTTAAAAAACTCCTTAAAGATTTTAAGGGTGACGGGGAATCATCAAGATACCCAATTTTAGCATATTTTAATTCAATTCTTTTAAATAATGGAGGTGAGGATACATTTTTTGCCATGCAGCCCTTCCTAAAAAATTTTCGGGACAGTGGTAAGGCAGGATTGACTTGCGCATGTTTTGAATCAATTTTTGGCGGTGAATGATGGAAAATATTAATTATAAAGAAGCAATCAAAATAAATGAAGAAGATCTGGAAGGAGAATGGCTAACCCAACCATCTTATTATCTTTATTTCGCTGAGGCACATGCTGAGGCTTTATATGAAAAAGATTTAGCGAAAGCAAAGATGGACTATACTTTTGCAACAATATACGCAGATATTAAAAAGAATTGGAAAGCATACTTTGATTCAAAGCCCACAGAAGCCGCTATCAAAGAAAATATAAATTGCTCAGAAGAATATAAAAAAGCAGAAATGGAACATATTGAAGCAACCAAAAATGCAAATATTCTTTTTGGTGCAAAGGTTGGATTTGAGCATCGAAAAATGGCACTAAGCAATTTAGTATCTTTAAAAATAGGCGGATTTTATTCTGAACCAAGAAATAAAAGAAAAGATCTTGAAATTCTAAAAGAAAAAGGAGTCAAAGAGATGCACAATTCACAGAAAGAAGTATTAAATAAAAAGAGAATAAAAACAAACAAGGCCAATTAAGGGATTACCCCGATTAAGGCAAACAAGGAGAATTATCATGGGTTTCAGAAATCGCATGAAGAAAAACAAGACAAGAAGCACGTTAAGGCGGAGACATGATGAAGGAACAAGACCTACTGGAGGAAGTGGAAGATTCCCAACAATCTTTAACAAAGAAAAAGTTCCGGAGGGTGTTGAGTTTTGGAGATGTTCGGAAGGGGAGCATATTGCAGACATTATTCCATTTGAGGCTGGTCCTGATATGCCTCTTGATGAGCGTCTTCAGCCAATTACTGAAGAGGGGCATTTGGATTATGTAATTGATCTTTTTGTACACACAAATGTAGGTAGTATGCTAAAACCTTATGTTTGTCCTTTTGAGAATTTTGGAAAGCCCTGCCCTATTTGTGAATTTATGAAAGCAACAAAACTTGAAAAAGAAGATTGGAAAAAACTTGTTGCAAAGCATAGGGTTGTTTACTTTCTTTGGGTGCATGATAGCAGAGAAGAAGAGAAAAAAGGCATTCAGATTTTTGAGGCGTCTCACTTCTTGATGGAAGAGAAAATAGAGGAAATTGCTAAGCTCCCCAAGGGTGGTGGATTTGTAAACTTTTCAGACCCTGATACAGGAAAGTCACTTGCTTGGACCAGAAAAGGTTCTGGTATGACCAATACACAGTATCTTGGTCATAGGTTAATTGAAAGAGAAGAACCTATTCCAGATAGGATTCTGGATATGACTTTTCCATTGGACAGCATTATCAATATGCATCCTGATTATGATGAGATTGAAAGAGAGTTTCGTGGGACACTTAAAAAAATGAATCTTCTTGAGGGATCTGACGAAGAAGAAAAAGAGCCATGGGAAGATGATGAAAAAGATGATGAAAAAGGATTTGATGATATTGACGATTCTCAGTGGAAGTCAAACTCAGGGGAATTGAAAAGAAAACGCCCTGCTGACAGAATAAGCAAATCTAACAAAACAACAAAAGTTAAAAAGAAACGCATAAGGAAAAAATAATGGCCAAAGAGAAAAAGTTAAGCAAAATTGAGAAGATTAAAGAAGGTTTTGCTGACTCTTTAAAAAAGCCCACAAAGACAAATGTTGTTGACGCAGAAGATTTAGTGCCGACTGGATCAACAACATTTAATCTTGAATGTTCTGGCAGAATTGAAGGGGCTTTTAAACTCGGCAAATTAGTAAATATAATCGGGGACTCCTCAAGCGGAAAAAGCCTTTTGTCTCTTACAATGTTCGCTGAATGTTCATTGCTAAAAAGATTTAATAACTTCAGGTTCATTTATGATGATGTTGAGGCTGCAAATGAGTTTAATCTTGAGCATCTTTTTGGAAAACGAGTAAAGGATAGAATTGAAACAGAAGTAAGGTCAAGGACCATTGAGGATCTAAATGATAATTTAGCAAGAGCATTACGAGAAAAAGACCCTTTTATTTATGTATTGGATTCTTTTGATGCTTTAACCTCAGAAGCGGCAATGGACAAAGACTCTGAAAATAGGAGAAGGCGTGAAAAAGGAAATGAAATATCAGGCAGTTATGGTGATGGGAAAGCAAAAAAAGCATCTGAAATGTTTTCTCAAAGAACACAAGATTTAGCAGACCACGGCTCGTTGTTAGTAATCATTTCACAAACAAGAGATAACATCGGGTTCGGGGCAATGTTTACACCTAAAACAAGATCAGGTGGAAAAGCCCTTAAATTTTATGCTACCCACGAGGTTTGGCTTGCTTGCCATAAAAAAGAGAAAAAAGGAAAAAGAACAGTAGTAACAAATGTGCAGGCTAAAATAACAAAGAACAAATTAACAGGTAGGCATGGGGAGGCAACATTTCCGATACTTTTTGATTATGGCATCGATAATATTACATCTTGTATCATTTTCATGATTGAAGAAGGTGATTGGACAGGAACAAAAAAGGCAGTAAACAGTAAAGGTTTTGCAGAAACAATGAGTTTTGTAAACTTAATAAAGCATATTGAAGATAATAATTTAGAAGATGAATTGTTTTCTCTGTGCCAAAAAGCGTATGATGAAGTAATGGCCAAACTGAGGCCAATGCGCAAACAAAAATACACTAATTAAAGGAATTTGAAAAATGACTATTCGTAAAAAAACAACTGGAAAGAAAGCAGTTTCAAAGACAACCGTACCTGTAGAAGTGACCACAGTAATTGACCCTGTTTTTCTACGCCAAAGAAGGCTAACTGTTTCCGTTGGCATTTCATCTGATTTTGGCAAAGAAAAAATAAGTCTGTCTCTTTCTGAGAATGTGCCTGAAGATGGCGACGCAATGAAGTTGGCTGATGATATTTATGGTATTCTTGAAACAAAACTTGAGGAACAGTTTGCATTGCTACAGGGGGAAGACTCCTCTGATACGAATGCTACTGAAGAGGATTTTGAGGAAGAAGAGGATTTTGAGGAAGAAGAGGATTTTGAGGAAGAGGATTTTGAGGAAGAAGATGATGAGGAAGAAGATGATGTTGAAGAAATATCCGAAGATGATATCAATGCAATGAAAAAAGATGAACTTCTTGCTTTGATCAAAGACGAAGAATTGGATATTGACTTAAAAAAATGCAAGAAGGTTGCAGATCTTCGATCCGCTGTAATTGATATTTTATTTGAGGAAGAAGATGAAGAAGATTTAGACGGTGAGGAAGAAGATAAAGATGAAGATTGGTCCGACGAAGACTGGGATGATGGAGATGATGAGTAATTGTAGTTAATTTTTAAATAAGGGGCTGTGTATAATTAAAAAAGTACACGGCCCTTTTCATAAGGATGTTATGACTAACAGAATTTTACTTATTGATTTTATGTCTTTGGCACATACAACCAAGTTTGCCCTTGCAAAAACAAAACTTTCAAAAGGGGAAGAGTCAACATTTATTATTTATGGATTCTTTCTCAAGCTTAATTTCTTATTAAAAAAAACAAGAGCAAATCAAGTTGTGTTTGCTTTAGATTCAAAAACATCAAAAAGAAAAGAACTTTATCCAGAGTACAAGGCAAAGAGAAAGCAAAGCAAAACCCCAGCACAAATTAAATTAGACAAACTTGCGTACCCTCAGTTTACAAAATTAACAGATGAAATTTTACCTGAAATTGGATACAGAAATTTATTTAGTGTTGATGGATTAGAAGCGGATGATATTATTGGTTCAATATGCAAACAAAACAAGAATGATCAAATTATAATTGTTTCGTCAGATAAAGATATGTACCAATTACTTACGAATAATGTTTGTATGATAAGCCCTTCTACAAACAAGTATTACACAATATCTGATTTTAGAAATGAATATCATATTGAGCCTAAAATTTGGAAGAGGGTAAAAAGTTTGGGCGGTTGTTCCAGCGATCAAATTTCAGGCGTGCCAATACCCCCGAAAGATAAAACAAAAAGACAAACTCATGTGGGTGAAAAAGGTGCACTGAATTATTTAACAGGCAAAATGAAGCCTAACACAAAAGCATTTAAAGCAATAGAAAGTAGAGCAGGGAAAGATGTAATAAACAGAAATAAAGCACTTGTTATTTTGCCGTTTAGAGGAACACCTACTTTTGCAATACGTCCTGACCATTTAAAATACAAAAAGTTTCTCGATATTTGTGAAAATCTCGGGTTTAAATCAATTTTAGCTAATCCCGAAACTTGGAAATCAATTCTTAAATTGAGGTAGAAACATGATAAAATTATATGGAAATATGTATATTTCGGCAGACCCTTTGCAATTCATCTTAATTGAAAAAAGAAAATATGAGAAAGGAAAAAACATAGGGCAAGAATATGAATTTACTGTTGGGTATTTTCCCTCACTCACCCTCTTATTTGAAAAACTATTTTCATACGAAATTAAAAAAGAAATTGCTTCCGAAGATATCAAGACATTGGAAGAATTAAAAAAGAGATACATGGAACTTTCATCACACTTGAAAATTATCAGTGAAAAAGTAGGTTCACTGCCAAATATCATAAAAAAAGCAACCTCAGACACCGTTGAAGTTTTAAAATAGCGTTACGAGCGAAAACTAAGTAATCTGGTGGGGTTTTAGTCTTAAATGATGTGACACTACGCATCGAAGACACATCACGCCCTAACTCGACATAAATTGATTTTAAAGGGGGTAGTATGAAATACCCAAAACAAAAAGATATGGGTTTATTTATAGGCAAAAAATGTAGATTTATCAAAAGCGAACTTTGCAGGATTGGGTTAGAAACTACAACCAACAGTGGATATGAAACCACAACTATTGGGTGGAAATCTTATGATTATACTCCCCCAAAAGGCTTCACTGAGGGGTGGATTGTTGGATTTGGTTTTTGTTTTGATGGAGCAATAAATAAACCAATGTTTGGGGCTGTTGGAGGTACTTATTTTTCCCCTAAAAAACAAATAAAGTACGTAAGGGTAAGAAAAACCCCTATGGGACAAGAGATCAAAGTTTTGGCATCTAATATAATAGAAGTATTTTAATTGGTGTATAGTGGTAATATGAAAACAAATTCCCTGGGTTTAGTCCATATTAAAAGGAGAACACAAATGCCACCGACAATAAATTTATTAGAAGATATAGAAGATAAAAAGATACCAGATACTTGCAAGGGATTGTTTTGGAGAGGAAATGTCTCATCATATATAACAGACAATGGCCTGACAATCGGGGTAAAAAAAACACTACGATTTCTGAAGAAGATGTCTTGTCCTGGATGCAAACACTGTGGATGGGTATTGGATTTTATTGACGAAGATATTGGTAATGATTCTTTGTTAGATTATATAGGGGAAATTGAGAAGGGAGCAATCTACACGCACGAAGTAGATGGGGACAGTGAAGGAATAGACGGAATTTATTTTGTAAAAGTAAAGGGATAAAACTGTGTGGGGTGACAAATGAAAAAATGCCCTAAGTGTGGTGAAGTGAAACCTTTAAAGACAGGATTTTACACGAACAGGGCCAGGAATAGTGGGTACCAGTCGGAATGTAAAGAGTGCAGTAAAAAAGCAAGAAAACTTTACAGGTACAACAACAAGCAATATTTGAATCAGATAAAAAGGGAGGAGAGGCGGCAAGCCAGGATCGATGAGTTCCTCAATACAATCGATTTCAGACAGTTTTGTGATGAATGTCGAGGGAAGCTGAGGGACTTGGCGGACGACTGGATAAAATAGGGGGATGAATGTGTTGTGATTTTGAGAGCCCGACAATATTTGAAGAAAAACACATAACTGCAAGGAAATCCCATGTTTGTTGTGAGTGTGGATCAACCATCGACCCTGGTGAAAAATATCAGCATTGCAGGGGTTTGTGGGACGGGTCATGGGCTACATATAAATCGTGTGAAACGTGTTCAAACATACGATACAAGGCTATGGTTTTTCACGAGTGTATGCTTTTCGGGGAATTGTACGATTGCGTTGGTTATGGTTTTGAGGACACGTGAACTAAACAAAAAAGGAATAAGTTATGATAACTCAAATTGATTATAATTTCAGACAGGTGGGCATTTCCCAATCACGTGAAGGGTATGCGGTTGACACCTACAAAGTTGGGGTTGGTGGTGTTGTGTCCATAAAGAACATATCTTTAATGGATTGTGACACATACTCTGGTCCAAGTATTTTTGAAGTAGAATTTACAAATGGGGATTACATTAATATCTATAATGCAAATCTGGTATATCACTCTCCAAAGACTATCGCAGAAAAGCCATAGGTTTTAAAATATAAACGGAATGTTAAAATGAAATTAGGAAAGAAGCAAGAATTGTTCGTAAGACTTATTCACCAACTCAAAGGATTTATCTTTGAGCAAGGATATGATATTCGGGAAGGTGATGCCTTTAGAGACCCAAGAGTCCATGGAGAATGGGGGGAGAAGAAGGGGTACGGATCAGCATACAGTGTTCACAAGCTGAAGCTGGCAAATGACATAAACCTTTTCAAAGATGGGATGTACTTAACAAAAACAGAGGATCATAAAGTTTTCGGTGAATACTGGGAAAGCTTGCATCCTCTATGCAGATGGGGTGGACGGTGGAATGATGGCAACCATTATTCATTAGAGCATGAAGGTAAAAAATAAAATGGACAAAATGGCATTAATAGATCTGATACTGAATCATTGGCAGGAGTTTGTAAGCCTATGTGACAATGAGGATATTGCAAAAGAGATCTTATTGAATTTACAAAAAGAAATTGCTGGGTGGGTTGATCCTGATCTATTTTATTAAAGGAGAATAATTTATGATTACTGTAGCAATATTTATAAATGGAAACCTTATCATGGCAAGAAGTGCGGTTAATAAAAGATGTGCTGATTCTATGGGGCGAGTATGCTACAGTGTGGATGGTGGATCGCATATACGTCATAATCCTGGTGATGGGTATGTTGTTTTGGCTAAAAAGATGCTTGACTCTATTGTAGAGGAAAGACAGTCTAAAAAAGAATTTATTATTTGCAATTATTGCCAAGGTAAAGGGTATTTATTGGCCCCTGATGATTGTAGAGACGATTGTCCGTATTGCAAAGGAACTGGAATGGAGGAAAAAACATAAGGAAAATTAATTTTCCATTGGGCGATCTTCTCTCTAACATTAATGAACTTCTTATATATAAAGAAAAAAACTATTTATCAAATTCAATGGTTTTTACTGACAAAAATGGGATTGAATTACCTAAAGAGGACCAAAGTGAAAAAAACACTAATAGGTCTTATGAAAATGTCCATAATTATTTTTACAATATTGGGTGTTGTACTATTTCATGAATTTTCTGGACTGTATTTAGGAAGTAAATCCTGGTATGGCATGGCTTTATTTTTAACATACGCACTACTTATTTTCTCATCCATTGTGGTCGGTGTTTATTGGTCATACGATGATCTTTGAAATTAAACTACACGATAATTAAAGGAAAAAATATGAAAAAGTTTAAAAAAACCAGTGATTATGGTAAAAAAGATAGCTGGCAAATCAATTTTGAACAATTACGTTCTGTCTATAACCATCAATTGAAAAATGGTGTTCCAGTTGATGAGGAGGACATAGAATCACTCATCCTCACCCTTGAGAAATTAGGATATCTGGAATTTGAGGGATAAGCAACTTATGTATGTGTCCGAAGATGAGTTCGTGAATAAAAACTTACTCCTCACTTAAATGGAATACAAAATGTTTTGATTCATGAACTAAAAACTTCGTTATAAGCACACATTAAAAGATTAGAAAAAAATTTCGAGAGATATGAAAAAACAACTTAAACAAAGTGATCTGAAAAAGATTAGGAACCTTTATTATAAAAAACAAAAAGGTATTTGCCCTATCTTAAAAATAAAAGTTCCTTTTTCTGAAACAGTAGTTGACCATTGTCATGGGGCAAATGGTAGAAATTTGGGTACTCCGGAAGAAGCTGGATTGATTCGTGGAGTAATTCACAGAGGGGCAAACGTGATTGAAGGAAAGATCAGTAACGCATACATCCGAGTAGGGCTTCATAAAACAGAAATTACAATACCAGAGTTTTTAAGAAATTTAGCTGACTTTCTTGAAAACCCTCCATTGATACATTTAAAATTAGTTCATCCCTCAGAAAAACCAAAAGAGAAAAGATTAGGAAAATCTTCTTATAACAAACTACAAAAAGCATTTATTAAAAAATACCCAAAGAAAAAATTTCCTGATTTTCCAAAATCTAAAAAAATGACAAAAGGATTAGAGAAATTATTTCAAGAATTTAAGATTGGCCCTAATTTTATAAAATAAAGGAATAAAAATAAAATGAACCGAAAGCCTTGGGGCAATTATTTTATGGATATTGCCGAATTAATAAGTGAAAGAAGCACTTGTTTACGAAGAAAAGTAGGATGTGTAATTACCAAAAATAACAATATTATAAATACGGGGAAAAAAGATGCTTAACAAATGGACTTTTAGAGGATTGAAATTAGCAAAAGAAATCTCAACTTGGTCTAAAGATCCATCAACAAAAGTGGGCAGTGTCATTCTTGATCAAAACCATAGAGTTATAAGTGTGGGGTTTAATGGATATCCGAAAGGATGTAATGACGATGGGATGGAAAATAGAGAAGAAAAATATAAAAAGGTACTGCATTCGGAGATAAACGCAATACTCTTCGCAAAGCAAGATTTAAAAAACTGCACTATTTATGTGTACCCTATGCCCCCTTGCTGCAGGTGTGCAGGGGCAATAATTCAATCTGGGATCAGCTCCATAATAACTCTTGAACCTTCACCTGAACAATATGAAAGATGGGGGGATGATTTTGATATTGCTTATAAAATGTATCAAGAAAGAAATGTTCATTTTATGCAGTATTCTATAAGTGAATTTGACGAAGAATGTCTAAAGGATAAAAATAATGGAAATTGATGGCTATGATGTAGATATTAAAGTTGGGGACCAATATGCTCATCCATGTTATGGTCTTGGTACAATAACCCAGATTGATCTTGGTTTAAAATATCCAATTAAAATGGTATTCAAACCACATCCTAATATAACAGGAATAAATGATGAAATAGTATTATGGTTTGATATACACGGAAATACATTATACAATAATACGAACAGTCTAAAAAAAATAGTATTTCCTATGAAAAAAATAGAAATTTTTAAAAAGAAAATTACTAAAATGGATGATGTTGAGAACAAAATAGAAAAAATTTTACAAGAATTTTCTGAAAATACAGGGGTACAAATTCAAAAAATAGATGTTAATTGGATTTCCTGTAGGGATCATACGGGACAAGTAGAACCTTGGTTTAAAATTTCAAATATGCAAGTGACTATGAAAAACTGATACAGTGATACTCAGAAAACCTAAAACAAGCCCTATGATGCTGTAAAGAGGCTTAAATAGAGTTTTAAAAGGTTAATCATAATGATTAAATTAACACCCGACCAAGAGAATAAATTAGAGGCAATAAGTTGGTTAACAGACCCATTAGGTTCTCGAGGACAAGGAAGAACAACAGTGTTAGCAGTATCCTATATTAACCATGCTTTGAAATATAGGATTGAAATTCCTATTTTTAATCATGGAAATTTTAATTTACAAGGACAAAAAGAATTAGTAGATCGTATTTCTGCATTATGCGCTGAATTAAAAAATGAAAAATTAGTAATCAAAAAATCAGGTAATCAATATTATATACGAATAGAACGTATTTTTAATTCAGAAATAAACTATTTTGAAAATTAAGGATAATCTTATGTCTCTAAAAACCGTGTCTGAACAAATAGAGATTTTAAAAACCACCACCTCAACAAAAGAGAAAGAAAGCCTTTTAAGGGATTATTTAAAAGACGAAACCTTTAGAAAAGTTATAAAATTAACTTACGATGAATCATTGTATTACAAAGTAAATAAGCTTGACAAGAAACACTCTGTTCAGGGGTTGTTAAATAAGCCATCAAACGAAGAACTGTTTAATTTTTTGTATTGTTTGGCAGAACAAAGAGGCACCACCTGGGAAGACAAGCAGGAATTGACCAGAATTGCGTCAATGGATCAAGAAACTTACGATGTGGTTACTAAAATTATTAATAAAGATTTGAAGGCTGGCATAGGCAAAAAATTAATAAATAAAGCCTTGCCAGGACTTATTTTCATTGTTCCTTACATGAGATGCTCAACAGCAAAAAATAAAGAACACACATTTAATTATGAGGAAGGGGTCATAGTCCAGGAAAAAGCTGATGGTGCTTTTGTTAATATTTTAATCAATAATTCTTTTGAAAAATTTCTTACAAGAAACGGAAACCAAGTATACCAATTAGAACATTTATCTGACTTATTTAAAGACATTGATAGACGTTATAAAAATATAGCTTATATGGGGGAATTACTTGTTGTAAAAAATGATAAAATATTATCAAGAAAAGAAGGCAACGGAATAATTAATTCCTGTGTTCAAGGCACAGCAAATCAAGAAGATGCGAAATGTGTTGCAATCAAGTTATGGGATGCTGTTCCTTATGCTAATTTTTTTAAGGGTGCTTGCAATATTGCCTATTCCAAAAGATTGCGAAGAGTGCAAAATTTTGTGCAGTATATGAACCAACCTGAATTAATTTCTATGATTGAAACAAAAATGGTTTATTCAAAAAAAGAAGCAGATCAGTTTTATAAAAGAATGAGGGCAGAAAGCAAAGAAGGAGCTATCTGTAAGAAGAAAGATACAAAATGGAAAGATCATACCTCCCCCGATATGATTAAACTGAAAAATGTAAGTGATGCTGAATTAATAATTGTTGGATGGGAAAGAGGTAAAAAAGGAACTCGATTTGAGAATTGTATGGGATCTCTTCTTTGTGAATCATCTTGTGGCAAATTAAGGGTCAGTGTAGGGACAGGCTTCACTGACAGTGATAGAGAGCAAGATTGGGGCTTGTCTATGGGAAAGATAGTAACGGTGCTGTACGAGTCTGTAATAAAAGACAAGAATAAAGATTCATTGTACTCTTTGTATTTACCAAGATTTTTAGAACTAAGGAATGATAGGAATGAAGCACAGACTTTAAAGGATATTATGGAAAGATGATAGAACTTTATAATGAAAATTGCATTGGCGTAATGGAATCATTTGACCCAGAAATAATTGATCTTACGGTGACTTCACCCCCTTACGATAATCTCCGCACATACAATAACAATTCTTCTTGGGATTTTAAAACATTTAAAAAAATAGCCAAACAACTTTTTAGAATCACAAAAAAAGGAGGAGTAATAGTTTGGGTTGTAAATGATGCTACAATTAATGGATCAGAAACAGGCACAAGTTTCAAACAAGCTCTGTATTTTAAAAAAATAGGATTTAATATACATGACACAATGATTTGGAAAAAACCCAACTTTAGATTTTTGAACCACAATAGATATGAGCAATGTTTTGAGTTTATGTTTGTTTTTTCAAAAGGTAAACCAAAAACTGTCAATACAATCAGGGTTCCTTGTAAATATGCAGGACACGCTTACCACCAAATATACTATGATAAGAATGGGAAAAAAAGGGGACCCAATACTAAAAATTTAGTTGTCAGAGACACAAAAATAAAAAACAATATCTGGACAATTGCCTGCGGACAAGATAAAAATTCTTCTAAATATGGATTCCATCCTGCAAAATTTCCAGAAAGACTTGTTTATGATCACATCATTTCTTGGAGTAATAAGCGGGACACAGTGTTTGACCCATTTCTTGGGTCTGGAACTACTGGTAAAATTGCATTAATAAATAAACGTAATTTTATTGGATGTGAAATAGATAAAATATATTTTAAAATGTCTGTAGAATGCATCACAAAATCTCAAGGATTATTCTATAAAGATGAAATTAAAATACAGTCTAAATTTTAAATAATATATGAACCCGACAAAGAATATTATGAAATTGCAAAGAAAAGACTACAAAATGCAATAAAACAAAGCAAACTGCCAAAACAACAGAAATTGCTTGATTTATAAGAATTTTTGTATTTTAATAAACAATATCAGTAAACATTTTGGGTGGCACCGGAATAGGCCGGGGAACAAATATAGATAAACAATTTATGTATTATGTATAGATTTAAGAATAGTTCCCAGCCACCCTTAACTTAAAACAAAAAGGAAAAACAAAATGAGCAAAAACATTATTGAAAGGGTAGCGTCAAGAGCAGATATTTCCAAAGTACAAGCAAAGGGAATTATTGATCTTGTTTTTGATGAAATTGCAATTTCATTGAAAGACAAAGAAGATGTAAATTTTTTCGGGTTTGGTAAATTTTCTACCATAGAAAGAAAAGCAAGAAATGGAAGAAATCCCGCAACTGGCGAAGCTATCAAAATCAAAGCATCCACCGGAGTAAAATTCAAACCATCAAGTAAACTAAAAGAACTGGTAAAAACTGAGAAAAAACGAAAAAGAAGAAATAAAGAATGCCCCTGAATGTTTAAAAATGTTCAGGGGTGTTTTATGTGAATAATACAATAAATGAATAAATGTTTAATCGTGTTACCGCCAACAGAAATAATCTTTTACCAATATTCTTTTCCGCACACATAAAGCACTGATAGGCAACGATAGCAGTCTTTAGCATAGTACAGCATCTAATTTCTATCAATCGGCGGCTACGCCCCGTATATAGCTTTTAAATCAACATTAATTATGAATGATTTGCAACGAACCCTCTTGCAACAAAACTTGTCCCTTAAAATGCACTCTGCAACGAGCGTAGCGAGGGGCAAGTGCATCTTTGCGCCAGCAAAGATATGTTCATGAATGTTTTTCAAGAATGATCAGCAGAGCTTATTGCAACAAGACTTGCCCTTAGTACAGCACGAGCGATAGCGAAGTGCATGATTGTTACTAAGTGAGCGTTTTACAGCACATCAAAGTAATGGGATACCATTACGCACAGTGACACACTGTGATGGGTTGTAAAAGAGTGAGTGTGTAACAATCTCATAGTACATAATGTAATATATTTTACCAGGAATCAGAATGTTCACTTTGAACACTGACGTAAGTAGTTAGAATTATTAGAGATTATTGATTTTTCAAAAACGTAGTCACTACACCATTGAAATTTTAGATGTAATAAAATCAACTACTTACGTTTTTCAATGGTGTAGTTTAGATTTTTTCAGTAGTGTAGTCACTACACCATTGAAATTCATTTTGGTTTTCTTAAATAAAACTCTTTTGGATCAACAAGTTTTGCAACAAGACTTTGTTTCAGGTAGAAATTTACTTTTTTGCCGCTTTTCTTTTCATCACCTGATTTGCCATTAGTCCAGCTTGACCAATATCCACAAGAATAATATCTTTTCCCATCTCCCAAATTATGAGTTCTTAAAGCCCCGATTCTGGCCAAAGCAATTAAATAATCCTTTATACTGCTCACGGAACAATCTGCACGTTTTGCAATATCCTCTTTGCAGTTTAAATTTAGTAAAACAGGAAGTTCAAAAGAATCGTTTATCTTCACAAGATGTTTTTGGGAAAATTCAGGAGTTTTGTCATTTAAAATTAATTTGCAGCATTCATTGTATTTTAGGCGAAACATTTTATCACCAATACAAATTAAAATAGTTTCAAGAAATTTGAATTTCTTTTTGATTGAATTAATTTTTGCAGTATGGAACCAATTATATTTTAAAGGCCAAGGTAAATTTTGATTAAACTTTTTCTTAGGGGATTTTTTACAGAAATTGCTTTTGAATTTTTCTGCTAAGGTGGGATTTAATTCTAAGAGTTCTTCATAAAATTCTTTTTCTGTTGCTTTCATAATATACCCTCGTCCGGTATTCGTCATAAAAGAATGTGGGAAAGATGGATGACGAGTTCCCATCTTATCAAGAATAAGGAGCTACCCTATTCTCTATTCCCACAAATTTAAACGAATGAAGTATATTACGAATTGTAAAAGAAGACAAGATGTTAATTACAGACACAAATTCAAGAGCAATATTACCAGTAAACATATAAGAAATCAACAATTATCTTGTATTATTTTTGTACTTTTGTTGTTGACATTTTAGATCATCTGATGATAAGATGATCACACTTAAATAAAGGGGGTGATTTTTTTGAAAGCTGTTAAAATGCCGTATTTAGAATGTTTGCGTTGTGGGTATAAATGGATACCAAGAACACCAAAACCAATTTTATGTCCTTGGTGCAAATCAAAAAGTTGGATGAACAAAATGGAAGATAAGAAGGGAAAAAAGAATGATCTCAAACATGAGTAATGAAAAATTTGAAAAAATGGAATTATCAGTAGCTGCTACAAATGGAAAAATATTCCATGGAAAAGCTATTCCATTTAATCTATTTGGAAAAGATAATAAAAGCATCTCATTTTGGAGTGGTAATGATTTTACAATAATCCCAATGGAAAATGTACTGTATATTACCTTTTATAAAAAGGAGGAAAGAATTAGAGAACTAATTGATGGGTTGGATATGTAGGAGAAATTATTGTGCGTGAAAATGTGATTATAGGCATATGTGTAGGGGCAATATTGCTCATGGGCATAATTTTCTTTGCTATCAATAGCATAACCAATTATGAAAAATTACAAGACGTTACACTCCAGCTTGAGGAAGCCAATTACGAAGTAAAGCTATTAAAAGACATAATCAACGATCACGAACAATTCAATAACAGATCAGCTAAAGTAAAGATCACTTTCTATGCTCCTTATCTCGGTGGTATCAATTCTGATTCTGATCCTGATAGAACGGCTATAATGGATGAACCAGTCCCAGGATGGACTTGTGCAATCAGTAGAGATCTTGTTGAAAGGGGCTGGCTTGGAAGAAAACTCTACATCAAAGGGTTGGGTATTAGGTATGCCTCGGATATCATGGGGGCTACTTACAAAGGAGAACCAATCACAAATCAAATAGATATTTGTGTAGGCAAGTCTGACGTTGAAACAGAAGCCCGTATGTTTGGCACAAATACAAATATCACCGCAACAGTGTTATAGGGGTAAAATGAGGAAATACATAGAAAAACAGATTGCAAAATATGAAGAATTAATAAGAGATAGATATACACCTAAATGTTTCCGTCGAGAGTATTATGATGGGATCATTAATGGATTCCGTATTGTTTTGAAATATATGGAACTGGAAGAAAAGAAGGGGAGTCAAGGAGAATCAATGAGAATTATGGATCTTAATAAAGCTGTAATTTGTGATGCAAAAAAACCAAGTGAACACTGCAAAACCCGATGTGTACACGGCATTCCTCATATGCCTATTGAGAATTTGAGAGGATCTTGCAATATTTCAAAAGATCATTGCAATCTTATGGATGGAAGGGCTGGACAAGTTGTGTGCAGAAAACTTACAAAGAAAGAAATTGATCATTTTAAAGGGAAATGAAATGAAATTCTATGGGTGGACTTATGAGCAATGGGCTTTAGCTTTTGCAGGAAGAAAAGTCCCTTCTAATATGCAAGAAGTGTTAAATTTAAAAAAAGAGTATTTAAAAAAAGGATGGAGAGATCCCATAGAAAAGTTTACGTTGTACAACCCAGAAGGCGATACCAGAGAAAGAAATTATGATGCTGCAGAAAAAGTATTTTTAATGGAATACACATTTACAAGGACAGAATAAAAATGATTGTATACCACGTCACCTCCGTTAAAAAACTACAGAAGTACCTTAAAACAGGGTTTATTGCTTCTCCTGTAAGGGCCTGGGAAAATATAGAACAAGCCCAAAGAATGTCCCTATCCACCAGCAGGAAAATAATTCTCAGATTAAAATTTCCAAGTAATGCTAAAAAATTAGAAGGACATTCCAATCAAGCAAGAGTTCTGATGCAGAACTATCCAATTAATAATCTGTAGCGGAGTAATCTATGGAAAAATATTGAAGAAATAAGTGATCTATTATGTCGTATGGAAGAAGAGGATTACATCACAGAAGCTCAAAAAGATAAATACGAAAAGACTCTTGATGAGATAAGATCAATCCTAACTGGAATAGCAAACCTATAAAAAGGAAGATAAAATAAATAATGCAAAATAAGCAAACAGTATACTCTTGGCCTGATGGCGTGTGGTATTTTGATCATGAAATTTCAGACCCTACTTCTTGGAAATCTGATGATTATGAAGTTCTTTATTTTCCTAATTTTGTTACGGATGACGAAATAGACACAATTGTGAATTTAAAGAATTATCAATTAATTATTGGTGTTTTAAATTTAATAGATGATGCAAAAGTATTTGATATTTTCTCAATAGTAAAACTAAACCAATTAATAAATAAATTGCATGTTGATAAAAAACTATTTGGGGATCTTGAAACTCAAATACGTACAATATATTATTTTATTTTCCCTATACAGTATTATAAGAGATAAAATGATTATACAAAAAAGAAAATTTACAGAAAGAATGAAAAAAGAAATCCAAGAAGAGTATATAGATGATGAAACTGTTTCTATTTCTTCTTTAAGTAGAAAATATAAATGTTCCAGGCACAAAATTCGAGTGATTTTAGAATTAGGAAATATTAAGATTCGTACACCAAAAGAGTATTATACGAACAGAAGGAAATATTTATGATTAAATCAATTAAAATCAAAAATTTTGAATCCTGGAAAGATGTGTCATTTACCTTATCAAAAGGCGTAAATGTTTTTGCAGGGGCAAGTGACAAAGGAAAATCAGGATTAATCAGAGCTTTGAAATGGAACACACAAAGCAGACCTCAGGGAACTTCTTTTATAAATGATTTTTTAGAAGATAAAAAAGAATCAGCATCTGTTTCACTCACATATCAAGATAACACTACTATTGAAAGAAAGAGAAATAATATATCAGGAGGAATAAATTATTATAAAATAAATGAACAAGAACCGATGGTGGCATTGCGGGCAGATGTCCCATCGGAAGTAAGTGATTTGTCCAGAATTAAAAAAATCAATATTCAAGGACAGCATCCTTCTGAACAATATTTTTTATTGTCTGATAAGCCGGGAGAGGTATCCAAGAAATTTAACAGGGTTGCAGGATTGGAAATAATGGACAAAGCTATTTCCGATATAAACTCCCAAGTAAGAGCAACAAATTGGAAAATAACACTTTGTAAGGAAGAGATTGAATCAAGAGAAGAACAATTAAAAAATTTAAAATGGGTTGAAAAAGCCGAAAGACATGCCAAAAGAGTAAAATCCCTAAATATCAAAATTAACAAAAATCGAGGGGAATTAACTTATCTTGAAACTTTAATTATCAAATTAAATCTTATCACAGAGGAATTAGAAGATTTTAAAGACATTAAGCAAGCTTCTGAAGAATTAATCTTGCTAAGAGCACTCAGTCTTGAAAAGGTTACACTGTCTGAACAGCATGACGTGCTTTTACGTCTTACTGAGCCGCTCATACGCCTTGATTTGCATCTTGAAGAGTACCATAGTATCAGTTTGTCTTTAAACGCCCTCAAAGAGCTTAAAAAGCTTGATGTACAACGAGAGGAAACGATATCTTTAGTAAGAGCTATTTTAAAAACAGTTGAATCCTTAGAATATTCAGAAAGGAAAGTCAATGAGGCAAAGATTGAATTAGAAAAAGCCATAAAAGAATTTGATGATTTAAAAGACACTTCGGTATGCCCTCTTTGCGGCAGAGGGTAAAATATGAACGAGTTTGATGTTTGTCTAAAGGAAACCCAATATGAAAAACGTAAAAGAACTTAGACAGAAAGTCGATAGTCCATCAAGAGAATTTGTTGACAAACACGAATCTTACGGGATGGTAAGTATTCGTCATGCGGGAAGATCAATGGAAGGTGAACAATTATTTGGATCTTCCATAAAACATAATAATTTTATTGTTTTACAAATACATACGGCAGAAAGACACAGGGATAAATACTCCGATCATTATTTCCCAAGAAAGCGCCTAATTGAAATCAAACTTTCTCCTGCTCAATTTACAGGATTTTTAACACAGCCTAACTCAGCCGGAGTGCCATGTACAATAAGTATGACAGAAAATAATCCTAACATCGAATCCCCACCAGATCACAATGTGAGAGAAGAACTTGAAACGGATCTTTCAGACAAATACAAAGAGCTAAAGACATTAGTATATGGAATGGAAAAAAGAATAGACTCATTGCTGACAGGCCCAGTTAAAAAAGCAGACAAAGAAGAAATTAAAAATATAATGACAAAACTTAAAAATGATATTGGATCAAATCTTGAATTTCTACAAAAAGTACAGACAGAGAAGTTAGAAAAAGTAGGGGTTGAGATAATTGCAGAAGCAGAAGCTGCTGTAAATTCTATGATTAAATCAGTCGGGTTAGAAGAATTGCAAAAACAAGCTAAACTGCTCGGACAGAAAAATCCTAAAAAAATCACAACAGGTGAATAAACTATGGAAATAATATGTTGCGGGGATTTGCATTTAACAAACAAAAATCCAAGAAATAGAAAAGGTGATTATTTTCAACAATTGATTAATAAATTTGAACAAATTTTAAAAATTACACAAAAAACAGATTCAAAGATCCTTTTGGTTTCTGGTGATTTTTTTGATTTGGCCAAAGCTGAGTACCAAGTTACAAACCAAGTATTGAAAAGCATTGAAAAATACACTGTAAATATTTTTGCAGTGGCAGGACAACATGATATTTTATTTCATGTTGGGTCATTAAAAAACTCACCTCTTGGAACTCTTGAGGCATCCGGTGCCGTAACAATCTTAAAGCCTGATGTTGTTACAAAAATAAATAATATCAGCTTAATCGGATGTAGTTGGAATGAAACACCTGAAACAAAAGCAGATATTATAGTGACTCACCAGATGATTACCAAAAAAGGACCATTATGGCCTGGGCAAACTGACTATTCTTCAGCTTCTGCAATAATGAGGAAATATCCTTGGGCAAAGTTAATATTGTCAGGGGATAATCATACTCCTCATGTATTAAGATTGAAATCAGGACGTTTACAAATTAATTCAGGAAGCATGATGCGGTCTACAAAAGCACAAATTGATTTCAAACCAAGAGTATATAAAGTAAATACAGACACTTGGAAAGTAAAGCCAATCTATTTGGAAATTGAAAAACCAGAAGATGTGTTCGATTTTGAAAAAATAGGGATGGATGAAATTAAGGAAGAGATTAAAAATGAAGCATCTGAAAAAATAGCTAAGTTTGTTGCAAGCTTGCCCCAAAACATGCAAGACCGGCCAAACTTTAAATTAATTTTGCAATCACTGATTGAAAAATCAAAACCATCAAAAAAAGTACAAGAAATAATCAATAAAACAATGGAGAGAATCTCGTAGGATTCTCTTGTGTGCAAATTATTGGTAGCTATTCAAAACATGCACACAAGAGACTGGAGAAACCTACTAAATCTTATTCCAGCGTTTAGATGGAATTACAATAAACGTCTTTATTAACCATCAAAAATATAATAACATTTTATTATAAAAAATACAACAATTAAAAGGAAGTACAATGAACCTACAAGAACTGCAAAGAAAAGTAAAAGAAAAAGAAAGCAAACACAATCAATTGTTAGGACAAAAAGAAATGCTCGAAAAACAACTAAAAGAATTAGGATTTAATACAATAAAAGAAGCACAAAAAGAAATGGACAGATTGAAAAAAGAAGAAAAAATCCTTACCGAAAGATATGATAAGGGTGTAAGTTTGTTTGTCTCTAAATATTCTCACCTTCTATAAAGGATTCAAAAATGGTTTCGGAACTTTTTGAAAAATTAGAATCAGTATCATCCAGAAAAAAATATATTAAAGAGGAATTAATTGAATGGGAAAATAAAAGAGAAAAGAACTTATATCTTTTAAATGATTTGGAAGAAGTGAGGGTTTTATTTCAAAATGCGGCACAGATAACACAAACAAAATTGGCTGAAAAAATTGAACAGATAGTTTCTAATGCATTAGAGGCTGTATTTCCTGATCCATATAAGTTTAAAATAGAGTTTGTAAAAAAAAGAAATTCTACAGAATGTAGTTTGCTTTTTGAAAAAAATGGAAAAACATTTTCACCTTTAAATTCTTGTGGTTATGGTGCAGCGGATATTGCGTCCTTGGCATTGAGAGTGGCATATTGGAAGCTTGATGGAGAAGCAAGAAATACGCTTATTTTAGACGAGCCTACCAGGAACCTTAGTTTAGATAAACAGCCTCTTGCATCAAGTATGATTAAAGAGCTTTCTCGTATGCCTGAGGGCTTACAATTTATAATCGTGACTCACAATGTTGCTTTGATGGAATCGGCTGATAAATGTTTTCAAGTGGAACAAGAAAATGGAGTAAGTTTTTTAAAAGAAATAAACCACTCCACAAATAAACATTAAAGGAAAAACCAATGCAAACATACGAACAAACTGTCTTCATGAAGGGGTTTACTTGTTTAAATTGCGGGAAAAGCACATACAAAGGCTATGGTTCTGATCAAAAAACACTACCCTGTGAAATTTGTGGTGATACCAGGCCAGCACAAATGGAATTGTCTAAATTTATGAAACTGAGAACTTCAGCAGAAAAGAGATTTGAAAAGGAAAAGAAACATGACAACAATGTAAGGAATGTGGAGGTAGCTACATGACTGCACTTAAAACAGGACCAAAAAACAATGTGATAGAAAACAAACCCCAGCCGAGCTTAATACCAATAGATCTTTTGATTAAAGCATTGGAGCCAGCATATCGTGAAGGGTTGCTGAAATATTATAGGAATTCCTGGAGAGAAGGGTTTTTAACATCAACAATGTTTGACGCAACAATAAGGCACCTGAGTGCTTATTTTTATGATAAGGAAGATTATGATCAAGATGCAGAAAAGTTAGGAATTAAAAAACTACATCTTGGGGGAGCTTTGTTTTCAATCCTTTGTATGATTGATACTCTTTTGAATCATCCTGAGTTAGATGACCGAGGAAAAGATTACAAAGAGGAATTTTACAAATAGGATACAAAATCCAAAGAATTTACAGTAATGGACTTACATACGAAACTCGGAATCCCTATACAAGATATTACAGAGGATATGATCAACCAAGTAAAAGCAAAGGGAAATAAAATCACCTCGAAAACTGCATTTCGTTTTGAAAAATAAAGGATTAAAAATATGAGTAAATTAAGTGATTTTGAAGTTCAGGAGTTAGCTTGTTACGTTTGTGGATTGACCGAAAAACAAACAGATGAACTTCTCAACAAGGACGACTGTAGTGAAGAAGAATTATTATTTGATAGATACGGAATAGATTTTGAGCAGTTTTACAATATTGTCAGTGACCTTATCAAGTTTACCCCAGTTGTTCAAACTGCATTGAGCGGCATGAAGGTGCAAGCCTTTGTCAGGGGGAATGTAACACTGGCACGAATATTTGTGGAGGAACAAAATGATTAAACATAATGAAAATGACATGGATTGCACCTCTTGTATGGGGCATGGCCGATGTGCGGATTGGAAAATAGAAGTAAGCTCAAACAAAATATCCCCTATCTGGTGTTTGCCCATAGGCAAATACTATGCTAACAAAAACCAAGTAGAAGGACTGATCTCGTATCATGAGAATAAAAAGAATGGCATAGAATTTATGGTGGGGGATAAAGTTTTCGATCTCATCAAAGGTAATGGCGAGGTGTTTCGGGCAAATCAGGGCTATGGATATGCTGTGTGGGTAGTTTTTGAGGACGGAACGGAGCGTGGGTATTCTCGTAACGGAAAAACAACTTCTGGAGGGAATACCAGAATGCTATTCCATGGACATGATCTTACTTTGACTATAAATGAAAAAGTACCCGTAAGAACCAGAAGTGTTTGGGTGTATATTTTTTCAAATGAATACGGCAAGATGAGAGTAAGCTCCCCACACAATACAGAAGAGGAATGTCTTACATCCCTTAGAAAAATGAAAATCATATGGGGTGCAAATATTTTAAGTGATCCTATCAAAGTCGCAGTGAATGTAAATGAATAAGGAGATTAAAATGCAGGACGTAGAAAAAGGTGCAATAAAAAAAGAAGGAAGTATTTTGTTGAACACACGGTATATGGATAACTATATTTGTGAGTTGTCTGATAGGCTTACTGAGTTAGAGTCCGAGATTGCTGACATTTTGTGTGTTCAAGAAGAACAAGCAGAACCTGAGAGCGGTGTCCCACTCAGCCCGCCCCGTAATATTTCCAATTTGGGGGATACGCTGAAAACACAAGGGGAGCGAATTAAGATTCAGGCCCAAAGAATCAAATATCTGATTGATAGATTAGATGTATAGGGGATAAAATGAATAAGTCAGATAAAAATTATGATAGGGACTTTCAAGCAGGGGACAAGGTGTTTAGTCTAAGATTTGGAAATGGTGTTGTCTCCAGAATGAATGATAGCTTGGCTCCTTACCATGTTGTGTGTGATTTTGGAAAATGTGGGTTCGGCAAGACTAAATACAGAGCATATACAAAGGAGGGCTATTATAAGAACGACGATGTTGTAAGGGATCTATATCATGGACATAATAAAAAGATAGTAGTTGACGAATCCGTTCCGGTACGAGAAAAAATTAGGTGGGTGTATTTATATGTGCTTTATGGTGATTTGGAAGTTTCAGTTCCTTTTGAAACCCAGAGAGAATGTAGAATCCATCGTGAAACACGCAAACATGAAAATTCCAAAACAATTGGAAAGCCTTTTAAAATAATAATGTAAAGGAGGATTAAGATGTTAGAGCCTTCTTGGGCATTGCTCGGGTACACAATAGGGATGATTTTTGTGGGAGTTATATTAGGATTTCAGATTTTTAAATAAGAGGTGAGGAATAAAATGCACACAACAAACACAAGTTTTGAAACAACACAAAAAGATATTGTCCAGCATTATATGGTAACAAAAATACTCCCAAAAGAACTCACCAAAAAACAAGTGGCAAAAATGATTAATACAATAATAAATTATATCCAAACTACTGAAATTTATTTTAAGGCCATGCCAAGATTTTATAAGGGAGTTCTTTTGTTTAGTGTAGTGGGATTCAAAAAAGACCATGCTCGACTATTGAAAAAATTAGGAGGGCGACTGAACAAACTCAACTGTAAGTGTGAAAAAATAGGGAAGAGCAAAATTTAAAGGAGTGAACATGAAAATAATTAAACAAACAACATATTTAGTAACATTTAATGTGCAGGATGGCTGTGACATCGCCAAAGCAAAAATAGATACTATTGAAGAAGCTATTACTTATTTAGAATTTATCAAGAATACTGAACCACATAGAAATTGGAAAATAGTTTGTACTGTAGAGGAGAATATTAAATATGAGAATCACAAAAACAATTGACCATTTGATTTCGTTTAGCATTGAGAGTCCCGACGACTGGTTTGAACATGATATCCCCGAACTGGAAGATGCCCTCGAATCATTGGAAAGTGCCCAGACAGAAAAACCTGAAAAAAATTGGAAGATAGTTTGTAACGTGGAGAAAAATGTTTCATATAAGAAAAACAGGTGATGAATGAAAACCAAGAAGATTCGCATTATTGAAATGAAAGAAGACTTGCGGTTTTTGGTCGGTTGCATTAGCGAGTGGCCCACAAGAGCTTATTTTAGCAACATAGACAATGAGATGATGTGTATGCCTTCGCTACATAAAGAAAGAGCCTCATTCGTTGTAAGAGACGGCCTGTTTGCAGTTCCAATTTACAAAGACGACCCTCGATTTGATTCTGCCAGACTATTTGGTTATTCTGAAGAGGAATTTATAGAAGCAAAAAGGATTATTAAAATGGAGACAAAACATGAATAAATTAAGTGATTTTGAAGTGCAGGAATTAGCTTGTTTTGTTTGTGGGCTGAACGAAGAGCAAACAGATGAGATCCTTAACAAGGACGATGGTAGCGAAGAAGAACTATTGTTTGATAGGTATGGGGTAGATTTTGAGCAATTTTACAATATTGTAAATGATCTTATCAAATTCACCCCAGTTGTTAAAACCGTATTAAGTGGTTTGAAGGCACATGCTTTTGTCAAGGGCAATGTGACAATAGCTCGACTGTTTGTAGAGGAATAAAATGATAAAATATAATGAAAATGATATGGGTTGCACCTCTTGTATGGGACATGGCAGGTGTACAGATTGGAAAAGAGAAGTAAGCTCAAACAAAATATCCCCTGCCTGGTGCATGCCTGAAGGAAGATACTATGCAAACAAAACTCAGGCAGAAGACCTGCTAACCTATTGGAATTATTTCAGAGGAAGACGGAGTGCCCCAAAGCCACCAACTAACGAGATGAAAAATGTGGAGTTTAGGAAAGGGGACAAGGTCTTTGATTTATCAAAAGGCAATGGAATTGTTGATAAAATTAATAAGGCAGACTCTCCTTACGAGGTTATTGTGTATTTTGGTTCAGGAGTAATTGAAAGCTATACAGCAGACGGACTACACATTACAAGGGATAAAAATAGGATGCTATACCACGGCCATGACCTCGAAGTTATTGTAAAAGAGAAGCCCCCGGTACGTAAACAAACGTACTGGATATACCTCTATGTACATAATAATAACGCAGAAGCCTCATCATTATACAGCACTCAAACAGAGTGTTTTGGTGGTATGAAGGCAGCACAAGGGGAGGGATATGGTATAATCAAAGAACCATTTAAGATTGAGATATAGGGGTGAATATGAAACTAAATAACGTATGCACTGTGTTAGTGGATACTGAAGGTTTTAAAGCTGGCGAATATGTTGTAATTAACGAGTTTTATTCACTCACCCATGTTAAAGTCCACGGCTATGAAGGATCAAAAGGCTTTGGGTGTATTCATAAAGATCTTCTTGGTCCTGTAACGGTTTACGAAGCAGATGCAAAAGAATTAACTGTCTCAAAATTTAAATCTAATTTACCTGATCCTTGGGCAGATCGGGACTATCACAGATTTTGTTTTAAGACTTTTGAAGAGGCCAAAGATCTTCTTATGTATTTTATGGAAAGTGACCTCAAAAAAAGCAAACTTGAATTGTACCAATCGATCAAGAACCTTAAAAAAGTGAGAAATATTAAAAAAATATAATGGAGACAAAATGAAAATTATTGAGCCGTCATACAGGATATTAAAAATGGATACGCCGGATCATATCTATAAGGGCGTCGAGGCAATCGGCAGAACGTGTTATATGTCAGAAGCCAGATCGCCTAATCCAGAGTTTTTTGTAAGAAAATTAGTTCAGCGAGGACACTGGTCGGTGATTGAACACTTTGGAATGACCGTACAATTTGTCGTCGATAGAGGTGTCTCTCACGAATGGGTGCGTCATAGACTCACAAGCCAAACCCAAAGCTCCACTCGGTATTGCAATTTTTCCAAAGACAGATTTGGAAATGAGATAACAGTTGTGCTTCCACTATTTTGGCACAAAGAGGAACTCCGTTTTAAGATATGGAAAAAGGCCATGGAAGATGCAGAGAGGAGCTATTTTGATTTGCTGAATGCTGGGGCAATACCAGAGCAAGCCAGAACAGTTCTGACTAACTCACTTGCCACGACAATCACGACCACTGCAAATTTCAGACAGTGGGCATTAATGCTGGATTTAAGAACAAGCAACTTCGCCCATCCACAAATTGCCGAAGTCATGAGGCCATTGCTGACTGAGATGAAGGAATTACTCCCAGCTATTTTTGAAGATGTCGGAGTTGTGGGTAGATAAGGAGTTTAAAGTGGAACAGAGTAAAAAAGGAAAGATTATGATAACAGTATCAATATTAATTAATGGAAACCCGCTAATGGCACGAAGCGCCGTAAATAAAGGTGATGTAGACAACATGGGACGTGCCAGATATGCTTGTGATGACGGGACTCATATCAGACATAACCCTGGGGATGGGGCGGTGGCACTGGCCAAGAAGATGCTGGATACAATAGTAGAGGATAATTAAAAATGGACGACATAAGAGATTTAATATGTAATACTAATATAGGCATCTTAGATCAATCCCACTTAGCTATTGTTTTTAAGAGTAATGGTGTTGAAGGTAAGCTGTTTGTTAAAAACGGTAAATGGGATTTTGAGGGGGATGCTACAGGGTCAGCAGAAATATTTTTCAATGAAGTATTGAAGAACTTAAACCAAACAAATAAAGTAAAGTATGATGAATAAGTAACTTTGGCATGTTCCCGAAAATAGCTTCGGGAACATATCATAACTTGTTGAATTTATACCGCTTGTATATGATTCCTAAGAATTTTCAACACCACTCGAATAGCGTCAATCTGAGGTTGGTACTTTTCAGCAACTTGTAAATCTTCCACTAAATTAATTACTTCATCTGCTACATTTGCCAGCAATCTCAATGCGTTTTCGTTGTCCTGTTCCTTCAGTGCAGATGCCCGCAAATAAACTTGTTCGGCAATAGCCAGTCTTTGCATTGTTGGTTCAGGAATGAAAACCGCAACCGCAGGATCTGTGACAATTGTTTTAATATCAAGATACATCACATCGGCTTTTTGGAACAACTTTTCCGGACTGTCAGTACATCCCGAAAAGATTGATATGGCAAAAGAAACCGTCACCAAAAGCACGACCAGCCCAACATTCCACCTAATTGCATTCATTCTTTTTTCTGTCATTCTAAACCTCCTATTGTAAAGTTAGTTGTGCTACTCTAAGCCGAGCCTTAACAAAATTATAACACGACCGTTCTGTTATTTTGTCCCTTCCCTTTTTATAACTCATCCACCCAAATAAATTCACCGCTGATTTAATTGCTTGTGCTTCGATAATTGATGCCCCTCGATGTCGCCCCATGTGGTACAGCACCAAATCAGCCTTAAACCTGCCGATATCTGGACCGTCTACCGAATAAAACCAATCATGTACAGGAAACCCCTGTGCGAATGGTCCGGACATTGGCGGGGATATTGTCCAAAATAGCCTTGGTATTGATCCTCCATCCGTCACTGTTCCACGAGGGATCTCGTATATCTCCCCGTCAACCGAAAAATAAAAACTTTTGGTCCGTACCCACAAACGATTTCCGAGGCGCTCTAAGCAGTCTGCTGATAAGATTTCAATCTTCATCTTGCTTACCCATTTTTATGGGTTTGGCTAAATGGTTAAACAGATGAAAATAGAAGTCAGGCTCTCCTTGGTAATGATATATACCGTCCTGCCTATACCACAACAATGCTTCTGGCCTCATATCTAAGTGTAACATGGGCCAGGGTCCTCCCCGAAAATGAGTATCAAAATATACACCAACCCCAGAGAATCTTTGTATTGCCGTTGTCCAAGCTTTACCAATTGAACAATTACAGAAAACATCACAGGCATCTGCCCTACGTTCTACTGCGTAATGTCGGGATGTTTTGGATCCATCAAACCGACAAAGTGCCCCAGGTGCAGGAGATGGAAACACAGCAGCTTTAAGTTTAATAGCAAAAGCATTTAGCTCCCTAAGGAAAAAAACATCGGCACATCGTTCAGGGTCTTCTGGAAATTCACTGGCCTTAAACCTTGTTATCTGATGTATTTTTAACCAATTAGTCATTTGTTACTCTCCTATCGTTTTCCCAATAATTGTTAATGCCATGCCTATCAAAGCAACCCATATGGCCATGACCTGCTTTGACAAACTGTGGACCTTACAGTTATCCTGCCGCTCTATCATTTTACCCTGAATTACCGTCAGTCTGTGCAAAGGACCATCGTGATCAAATATGTGGTCAGTTTTGGTCCATAAATTTGCAAGCTGTGCATTAATGTTTTTAATTTCATTATCTTGGACAGCCATTTGGGTAATAGCCTCCCCAATTTTATCCAGCTTTTTGTCCTGGTTTTTAAGCGTTTCCATTATCATCACGACGTCAACCATTTTTAAGTTTCCCTTTGCCTCAGATGG